AGGTGACGGCGTGAAGAGATTCCCTAAATCAAAAGCAAAAATACAGGCATTGAACATTTGCATTATGCAATACACCTGTATTGAGGGTAGTGAAAAAGATTGGTTCAAGACATACAATGACGGCATGGACACTTTCGGCAGACCCATTATTTGCACAGTTGAAGACATAGACTGGGCGATGGATTACCTATGGGAGAGATGTCAAAAGGTGGAGGTGACGGCGTGAACGATAGAACATACAAACCAACATCGCTACACACAAGCATAGATGGCATCAGATACCTATGTGGTAACAAGCAGTCAGGGTCATGGCATGAGAAGTGGATGACTGACAAGTTCGCAAGGAGTCTACCTCTATGCGAGGACTGTGAAGAAGTAAAGACTACTATGAAGAAAGAGATGAGTCGGCGTATGGCTGGTGGTGACCGTGTAGGTAAGTCACCTGACATGGAAAGACCAGCCCCTATACCGAACACTCGCACAGTTGTTAGTGACTACAGGAGGGGTGCTTGATGGCTTACTCAATACCTTGTAACAAGTGTGGTAAGACATTCACTAAATCATCTAACGGCTCTACTGAAACCCAATGTCATGATTGTCTTTACAGTGATGTATACAGTAGGAGTAGAAATGCTCACGCAGCCCTTGCTAACAACGAACTTAGTAAGAAACAGATTCTAAACAAACTTGACCGCATGGATAAGAAGTTGAAGGAGTTTGATGCTACGGTTGCTACTGTCATTGAAGAGCGTCTCACCAAAGCACTCAACGCTACCATGAAGGTGGTTGCTGATAAAGCAGCATTGGAGCACAGTCAAGAGTTCATAGACCTGAAGGCTGATATTGAAGCGCAGCAGAGCGAGCATGAAGCGAGAATGAAAACTCTACTCGCCACTGTAAACACTCGTGCTATATCCTCCGAGAAGAAAGTTCAAGATGAACTTGATATTCTTACTGCAAGGGTGAAGGACTTACGACGCTTAGCAAGCAAGAACGGGTGGAGTGTAGCACCCAGTAGGAGTGCAGTAGGCACGAAGATTAAGGATTGAATGTTGATATATAAAGCAGCAATAAATGGTGATACTATGGAATGGACTGATGGAGTAGGAAAGGCACTGGGTAAACTCGCCTCTGTGTTAAACAAAGAGGAGAAGGGTAGACACACTGATACTGAGGAATACTATGCCGACCCTCATGTGTATGTCATGGACATGAATACTGGAGCAGCAGTGCTGATTGAAGTAGACACAGAGAACACCAAAGGTAAGACTCATGGTAGAGGCTACCGAAGATGTGCTCAGGTTCAGCAGCGTATGCCTTCTAAGTTCCCTCAAAAGAAAGTGATGAGCCGCTTACTCAGTATGGCTATTCGCAACTTCGTTCCCGAAGATACAGACCCTGCTTACTACAGTGTAGTTGTCAATAAAGCGATTGAGGATATTGCTCAGATGCTTACTGACGATTCGGAGTGGAGCATTGAAGACGAGAAACATTCTCCAGCGTTGAACAAGGCTATCAGTAAACTGATGGACATGACGCTATCAACTCGTGCTGGTGATACTCTCATCAACATCAAGGTCACTCCAGTAGATACAGCCATGATGGATGTCTCCGCTATCAAGGAGAACAAACAAGAGGTGGTGATTGAATGAACGACCATCAAGACAGTGAGAACTTCTCCTACTCTCGTAGTTGGGAGGACATTGAGACGATGCTTAACGAGGCTGAGCGCAAACAGAACAAGCACTTGATTGCACTGAGGAATACCTCGCTTACTAAAGAGCAGAAGGTTCAGCACATGAGAGATTTCAAAGGACTACAAGGAGTCATCTATGGACTCCGCTGGGTGCTCGGAGACATGAAGATAACAAGAAAGAAGGTGTTAGGAGATGAGTGAGAAGGCAGAGATATTGGCTCGGTCTGTAGCAGCACATGCTGGTGTGGATAGAGGTATGGAGTTAGCGTTGGCTATAGGATTGAAAGGTGGACAGTATGCTGCTGCTAAAGCGTTAGCAGTTAAGGTATCAGGTGATGACCGTTGGATGAATCAGCGTAGCCCTCATGGTCTAATGGTGGACTGTATGTATCTATGCGCTAAGAGTGTAGGTATCAAAACCAGCGCTATCAAAGTGAGAGAACTCACACTCAAGATATTCGGTGTAGGGTGTCAGCCAAGACCGAACACATGGAAAAAACAATTCGGTGATTTGCTGGAGGTGTGGCTATGACCAAGTTTGCATTACTTGCTGACATACATGAGCAGTTGAGACTGGGCGGCGATAGAGTCAAACAATTAGCGAGGCTTGAAACCGCTGATGACGCTATCATGCTCTACCAATTCTTCTACCCGACAGTGAAGGGTGCTGACCCAATCCGAATGCTCGCTAATGAAGCAGCATCGTTTTACGATGTAGTCAAGGACATGCTACCTGAAGAACAACCGTGGATGACCCTCGCATCAGAGAGTGCTAACTACGGTTCAAGGGATTATGACTGTGGTTATGTTCGTGCCTTACTCAATGTAGAAAGTTCGTTCAGTGAAGTAGCAAAGCAGTTCAATGAGATAGAGGCGAGACTGCTATGGCGTTGGGCTATGCATTCAAAGCCAGTCATTTCTAAGAGGACATTCTTCGGAGCACTCGCTCGTTTACATTCACTACCAGTTCACATTCTACAATCACACATGAACATAAACATGATAGCCAAAATCTACAATCAAAAGGAAAGCATACTCGGTATGGAGAGATGGTGGGAGTATGGTATGTCACCAGCGCCTATGCGATGGAAAGCATACACATCACTCGCCCCACCATTGGAGAATCACTATGCGGTCATTGTCCCTGAAGGTGACATCAAACATGTGTATGATAACAAGGCTCGTAACAGAAACGGGTTGCTGATAAGCAAAGCAGGTGTAAACGACTCTTGGTTAAAAGACAGTGGTGTATACAGAGAGGTAGTGGTAGTGAATAAGAATGTCATAGACTCTGTGGTGCTTGATACAGTAGACCCGAACAAGCATAACTTTACTGAGTGGACTTACGATAAAAGAATGGTAACTCAATCTCAAACGATGAAGACAACCAACAGGGATTGGGATGACCTAATCAATGCACTGCAAGAAGATACAATCAGGTGTGTTAGACTCATCCCGATGGATGGCTCGTTCAAACCTGACGCAATTGGTGGGTATGTGATGCACGCTGACCGAACCAAAGTATTCCTTAGAGCCGAGATGGATGCGATGGGTAGTGGCCCGACATATCTACAAGCAATTGATGGTGTAGACGAGTTCATCACCGTCGCCTCCACTGAAGTAATAGGCGACTGGAGATATAACCCTGACATGGATGAAGAGTGTATTGTCATAGAAGTAGCAGCAGTGCGAGTCAGTGAGAAAGGGCAACTCCTTAACTTCACTGCGGTTCGTAGGAGAGACGACTTGGGTATATCCGACATCACTCAATTCACAGAACTTGTAGAGAGGGGAATGGTATGATGCTCACAGATGACAAGACAGGATTCGGTATAGGTATCGGCTACATGCTCGGCCAACTCAAGTTCAACACCTATGTAAGTAAAGACTCACAAGCAAAGGTGGGCTACAGAGTGAGGCGCTCAGTCACATGGAGGACAGAACCATCGCTACATGTTATCCCTTACATTCAACAGGTGTTAGACATAGGTGATTTTCTTGCTCACGAGTTTGACATGCAGGGGTTCACATCTAACAGAGCACAGGGGAGACTACATCTTCTCCTACAGACCCTCAATAAAGAATACCCTATACTCAATGCCTTCGCTGATAGCATAGGCTACCACATGTGGACATTCGTGTATGACAACCCCCCGCCTAATGACTATGAGATGTTTCTCTCATGGGCTGAAGCATACGACGCTGAGCACGAACAAGTGTCTCTTGAAGAGGACTCAATCTGAAGTTGATATATAAAGCAGTAATAGAGGTAATACCATGGAGAACAGCACTGAGCCACTGACATTGGAGGAGATAGCAGGTCAAACTGCATTCGTCTCCGATGCGCTGGGCTGGCGTAATGGTGGTAAGTGGCCTCGTGCTGTTCTCCTCCACGGTATGCAAGGCACTGGTAAGTCTACTGCTGCTAAGGTTATGCTCCGTGAGAAGATGGGCGACTACTTTGACCCCATGAACTACATTATTGTCAATGCCTCTGATGATAGAGGGCTTGACTACATTCGCAATCAACTCAAACAGATGAGCGCTGTCAAGGCTGTAGGCACTGACAGGAGAGGTATCATCGTAGACGAGGCTGACGGCCTCACCCCCGCTGCTCAAGATGCTCTAAGGGGCATCATGGAGGAGTATGCTGACAATGTTATCTACATCTTTACATGTAACGAGATTAGCAAAATCAAACCTGCTATCCAAAGCAGGTGTCTTGTGTATGAGTTCAAGCCTATCAATCCTGAAGACGGGGCTAAGAGACTATTGAGTATCTTCTGTGACAGTAAAACAGAGCCTCGTGACTTTACCAATGCATACATGAAACTCATGAAGTTCACTGGTGGTGACATGCGTAGTGCTATCGCTATCGCTGAAATGCACCATACCACTGAATCCTTAGAGGCTTCACTATCTGATGGGGGCAACCCATCACAGGCCGCACTTGCTGCTATCAGCGGTGAGTATGGTAACATGCGAAAGCAATTCTATTCAATGCTTGACCGAGGGCTATCACTTACCTTCATCATGCGAACATTCCATGAGAACCTAACCGAGTTCTTTGAGATGGATGAAGACAACACATGGACAGTCATGAGTGTGCTGGGTGATATGATACCCCACATGTATGAGTGGCCTATCGGTTCTTATTCCTTTGTTGATTGCTTGATAGCACGACTACGAAAGGAGGTAACTGTATGACAGAAGAATACGAAGATATGAACGATGAGCCAGTGAACGACGAACAGAGCACTACGGGGCTACCCGAAGGAGTCTTAGAACGGCTGGGGCAATATGCCTCACGCACTAAGCAAGACCTCCAACAAGTAGTCGCAGAGTTCCTTGAGCAGATTGCTAAGGAGCACCAGTGTGACAACCCTGCTGATGAGGATGAAGACCTACTCATTGACTGGGCTGAACAGATGTTCATTGAAACAAGAAACCGTGGTAGCGGTGGCATGGTGATGGCTGGGTCTATCCCATTCGTCGGATGCTTTGTCGGTGTTGATGAGAAGCGTCGTGACCGCCGTAGTAACCTTGTTGCTCGTGCTAAGCGTGACTTTACACTTGACCCTAATGCTGCTATCAGCAGTGGTATGGTTGGACACTTCATCAAGAAGGATAACCTGTGGTCGCTTTCTTCAAACAACGGAACTACTGTGACTGAAACATCGTCGCAAGAGATTCCTGAACATTCATTCGTCGCTGATGGTGAGCGCATTTGTTTGCTTGCCAAGAGTGGGCGACCAAAGGGTATGACCATGAATGGTCGCAACTACCACTTCTTGGGCGCTCCTGAAGACGAGTTCACCAACGATGGTGCTATTCAACTATGGCGACTTGACATGCAAGGCGAAGATGCTGATGCTGAAGTTCTCATTGGTGAACCATGTCGTATCATGGCTCGCCCTCCAAACGAGAATGCCAAGGCTGACTGGAAAGATGTTTTGTCTACAAGCATGGGTATGGCTAAGATGATTGAGTATACTGATGCCTTCGTAAATGATGGTATGAAGGGTTTGCTCAGACCGTTCAAGTTTTGGACTGATGGAGACTTGCACTCTCACTTCGCTGCACTTGAAGACTTGGTTGAAGCGTTTGAGGCTGGTAGCCGAACCTTCACAATCAATGGCGAACAAGGGCGCAGTGGCCCGATTGTCCTTACCAAAGGCACAGTCAATCGTATGTCTACTGAGTCTCGTGACAATCAGTATGACGAGGATGGGCGAGGTTACTCAATCACTCTGACATCTACTGCTCTTCAAAGCCAGCATGGTAGCAAAGACTCAGCCGATGTTATGGGCTGGATTGGTAGTGCTTGCCATGACTTGACTACACCGTTCTCAGCACGAACTGACGACGAACTTATTCCCTTTGCAGAACGCTCCACAGTATTAGTCTGTGGTCGTGTTGCGGTGAAGCGTAAGGATGGAGTAGATATACCCAGCATCAAGGTGATGGGTGTCTTTGCAGACTCACGAAGAATCCGACGACGACAAACTGGCGGCGACACTGGCGAGGGACAATTTAACTGAGGTGATTTACAATGGCGGGATTCGGAAAAACAAAAGAAGCACAAGCAGAAGAAAAGGCAGTGAAGGTGCTGGAGGAAACTCCAGCCGTTCAGCGTAACGACGCTGACCCCTTCGCTGCTCTACAGAAGGAACTTGATTTGATGGACAATGCTCCACAGACTCACTTGTTCATGGGTATAGCAGGGCATGACAACACTGGTAAGACGGCTATCGTAACTGATGCCTTTTCCAAGTGGTTGGCTATGCCTGAGCGAACTGAACAGGAGAAAGAAATGCAGTTGTGGATTATGGACTTTGAAGGCGGAGGCGCTGCTAACAAGTCAGCATTCCATCGTGACAATGACAACATTAAATGTTTTGAGCCATGGGTTATGATGAAGGGTGATAGCACTGCTTACAATTATCCCGACACTCATCTTCGTGTTATGGGTATAGCACAGTTCGCTAATGACATCGCTAAGAAACAGCGTGACCCTGACTACAATGGGCCTCGTCTATGGGGATTCCATGTGACTGGTGTTGATTTGTGGGACAGTGTGTGTATCAACTGTATGCGTATTGTAGACTTGAACATCGCTAAAGATGGTATTGAGGCTGCTGACTGGAACAAGAAGGTCGGTCACCAATGGGACTGGGCTATCCGTAAGACTCGTTTTCACCAACTCACTGGGTTGTGTCGTGGACTTGTCAAGGCTGGTGTCCGTGTCTTTTGGGAGACTCACCTACGACTAACCAACTACTCTTGGGGTAAGAACGAAGAAGGGTCATCTACTTGGAGGCCCGACTGGGAGAAGGCGAGCAACAACTTCGTCTATCAAATCCTAATCTGTGAACGCAACGATACACTTGATGATGCCACTGGTGAAGTAGTCAAGTCCGAATACACTGTTCGGTTTGACAAGAGCAAAACCAATGCACGATTACAAGGACAGAAGAGGACTACTCTCGTTACAGAGACAGGTAAAGAGCCACAGTGGTATGGTCTACCTGAACTCTACGACGGAACACTTTGATTCAACATGGGGGTTTAGGGGGATAAAAAACGGAAGACTTTCTCGCTCAGTGCTTGCACTGTTCTTAACGGGGTTTCTATCTTTCACCTCGTTCCGTTTCCCCCACCTTGAGGTGATACTATGACAAAAATTAACATAAACAGAAAACAACTACTTGGCTATCTAAGCGACTTTGGTAAGAACGCTGAGGACTTACACATCAAGTTCACAGTGGAGGATGGTGTAGGATGGATGCAAACAACTGTAGCATTCATTTCACACTATCTCAAGAAGAAGCAACAGGTGCAAGGGGAGGTTGTTGATGCAGGGACACTTGACATCAGTGAACTCGTTAAGGTTCGTCAGTTCTTGAAGGCTGGTAAAGAGGACACTGTGAGGATAGTTCAACTTGGTTCAGCCAAGACTTTGAACATCACATGTGGTTCTTCAAAGGTCAGCATCCCTACGACCTCTACTATCGTCAGTCACTCAAAGGCGGTATTATTTGAGAAGTTGATTGACGCTGCCGTGGCATCTAAGTGGACTAAGTTTCATGACTGCGACCTGAGTGTGTCGGGTAAGATTACACTTGATGAACTCTCTACTGTATCTAAGATGAGGGGTATTCTCAACAGTAGTCCTATCTTCAAAGTCACTGCACATGCCAGTGAAGGTGAGTTTCTCATCTCGGCTGGTAAGCGACATGAGACTAAACTGTTCACTACACTTGAGTTGCGTGACACCACTGGCCCTGCTGGTGGTAGTGTAGCCTCTACATTCGGTTCATGGCTGATGGATAACATCGCCCTGCTTGGTGCTGGTGAAGCAACCATACACATGGGAGAGGCAACTATCCTCGCCATTGAGAAAGAGGATGACTTACTTGTTATTGTAGACCAAAGGGCGTGATGGTATGATTGTAGATTGGTATTACCCAACGGAGTCAGATAACTTCACTGCTCCGTGGTTGTATCTTCGCACTCGTGATAACAACGGGACACTGCAAGAAGAGCACATCGGCCCTCATGATGAGAAGTATGTAAAGCCGCATTGTTGGATTCCTGTAGATACTCCCGAATGGAAAATCAATCGCATGTTTGCTCGTCATGCCAGTGCTAAGTTGTGCAGAGACATTCGTGCTACTGGTATTGACAAGAAGGCTTTGATGAAGGTTGAGGTAGACAGACCTACTGACCTTTGGGACATCAAGGATGAGATGTCTACTTATGAAGCAGACTTGAATTACCTTGACCAAGTGCTACTGCAACTCTACCCAAAGAAACTACCTGAGTTCAAACCTCGTGTGTGGTATTTTGATTTAGAGTGGGACACTAAGGATGACTTCACATCAGTCATGGCCGTAGTGGATAGCGACCTTGACACTCCTGTTGTATTTGCTTGGGCTGATGAGCGAACCAATTGTCCTTATGATGATGCTCACTTGAATGATAATTTAGCAGTTCACAGAGATGTTCGTGACGAGACATACAAGTTGAATCTATACTCAAGTGAAGAAGCCATGCACGACGGTTTCATCAATTTCCTACATGAGCGTGACCCTGATATTCTTGTAGCCCACGCTATCATGTGGGCTGACCTACCACACTTGATGCGTAGGTTGAACGACCCCGACCAACTCTCACCACTCGGTCAAGTGATTAGACCATTCAAGGGTAAGGATAGTTACAAAGAAACGCAGCAACCCATCAAGGGTAGGTTGTGCTTTGACTCAGCCGCTGGGTGGAAAACGGGTAGCGGGTTTGAATCCATTTGGCAAAAATCAGGTCGTGGACAACTACCTAACCGCAAGTTGAATACTATAGCAGAGTCACTTGGACTCGGTAGTAAACTCACTGAGGAGATTGAGGGCATGACTGTTCACAACGGATGGCGTGAACACTGGGATGACTTCGTAGATTACTGTCTCCTTGACACCACACTACTCCGTGACATTGACAAGAAACTTCACGCCATTGACTTCTTCGTTGCTACTCAGCAACTATGTGGTGTTTCCTTTGGGAGCACACACAAGGTCACCCGATACTTCAGAGGACTTATCGGTAGAAGGACTGACAAGAAGGCTAAGAGCGCCATGAATGTTCAGCGTGAAGCATTGACTGCTGCACACATACCCAACCCTATTCCCGGTAGACATGAGGGTGTAGCCATTGTAGACTACGCTTCTCTATACCCCAACATCATTCTCTCCGATAACCTGTCCTACGAGACTAAGCGTAGTGGGCCGGGTGAAGGTATCAAGACATTGGGAGACGGCTCACACTGGTGTCAAAAGGAGAAGGGTTTACTCCCTTCTGTTGTAGAAGAGATGCTTGCCCTTCGTGCTGAATACAAGAAACTTATGCGTGAAGCCACAGACCCTGATGAGAAACTGGGGTATGACATGATGCAAACGGCAGTCAAAGTCCTCGTCAATGCTCTCTATGGGATGACTGGAATGAAGTTCCTTCAGGGTATGTGGGTAGACAACGACATCGCTGCTGCTATTACACACAGAGGCCGTGAGTGTATTCACCATCTACTGGCTGAAAGTGAAGAGGCTGGTTACAAATCACTCTATGGTCACACAGATTCAGCCTTCATCCAAGTTCCCTTTGATAAAGCAGAATTGTTGGCCGAGCACTTGACCAAGACTGCTCAAGAAAAACTTCAACTCAAAACGATGGAGGTTGAACTTGAGGCATACTTTGACTACTGGACTACTGCTCCTGTAAAGAACCGATACTTTGGTATCAAGGTATGGCCTGAGAAAAGCAAGGGTGAGATGAAGATTGCTGGGTATGCGATTAAGTCATCAAGTTCCTCACGCCTAACCAAACAGATTCAAGACATGGCTATGCAACTAATTGCCGTGGGTGCTGATGAGACAACCGTAACAGATGTCCTCAGAGAAGTGAGCATCTCTGTTAAGAATGGAGACATACCAATTGAAGATGTGGCTTGCTCTTCAAGACTCACTATGAACTTCAAGGATTACAAATCACTACCAGCACCAGCGAAAGCCGCCATGTATTACAATGAACATGTGGCTAAAACCAAAGACGAAAGATGGGGGCAAGGTGATAGCGTGCCGTGGACTTATGTGAACGGTTTCGTTGGAGACACCCCTGACTATTATACTCTCAACGGAGAGCGCAAGAAGGTAGACTTCGTTGCTTTCCGTGATAAAGCAGAATTGGAGAACTACTCCATAGACTGGGAGAAAGTTCTCAGTGTGATGGTTAAATCTAAACTACTGCGAATATACGAGAGCCTTGACTGGGGGCTTGATGTCGCTGCTGGTGACACTATACCCAAGTCATATTTTTGAGGTGAACACAAATGAATAATGAAAGACAAACAACACTGGATGAATGGGGAATGACAATGGATAACACAAGACAAACGACGCTGGATGAATGGGGAATGACACTGGAGACACCTGCTAAGAAGCAGAGTGTGCTCGGTAAACTGAAGAACCTACTGAAGAAAAACTCTGTTGATATAAAAAGCAGTAGTGAAACTAAGGTTGGTGAAGAGGAATGAGTGAAGAGGAGCAAGTGCCTTTTAAGATTCAGTGTGCTCGTATAGCAGCAAATGTGTTGAACTTACTTGATGCTAAGAATCAACAGTATGGTGATAGCGCTTTTGACCCTATTCGTATGTTCAGCCAACTTGGGCCTGATGCTGGTTTAAGGGTAAGGATTGATGACAAACTCAGTAGACTCCTTCGTGGTAACGCCGACATGGAAAGCGACACAGATGTTATTGAAGACCTCATAGGTTACTTCATCTTACTTCGTTTGAGTATGGACAAAGAAGCAATAGCAGCCGAAGCCCCTGTAGTAACCATCACAAAGAATAAGTTTGGAGGTGAAGATTCTGAGATTCAATCCGAATGAAGAAGATGCTCCTGAGTATACTCACAAGGATATGATTGCCTCCTACGACAAGTCATGTTACAACTGGATGCCGAGCATGGATGACAAGATACTCCGTATCACCAAGTCCTCAGTAGGCACTTTTGATTTCTGTCCTAAGCAGTATTACTTTCAAAACATACTGGGCTTGCGTGGAGAAGAGAGAGACTATCATGTTCGTGGTTCAAATGTTCACGATGCAGTAGAGTGGTTTTGGAAACAAGCCCCTGACTACATTGTTGATGTCATCGGTTTACTTAACGATGGGTCTACTGAGTCAGCGAAGAAACTCATGCGTAAGGCTATGCCTAAACCTCCTACTCCTTACATCTACGGTGAAGAACCACAGATGAATCTATACAGTGACTGGCAAGTAGAGAGGCTCATTCACATGAAGGATAACTCAAGTGATTGGTTACCTATGGCTAATGAAGTTGAAGTTCACGCTACTCGCACAGTAGTGGCGAGTGATGGGACAGAAGTGCCTATTCACATGAAGGGGTTCATTGACCGTGTATTTGTAGATGAATCCCGCAGCGGTATCATTCTAATGGAGTTGAAGACTGGTAAGTGGGTAGAGAAAGGTGGGCGAAAGCGTGCTGGTATGCGTGCTGAAATGCAGTTCTATCGTATGATGTTAGAACACAGTCCACACATTGAACTCCTACCTGTAGTGGGTTGGGGTTGGCAATTCCCCGGCGGTGGTATCAATGGAGGAGACGGGCCAATGTGGGACTACGAGAGTGTAAAAGGGCCGGGAGGCCGCTATGCTCCTAAGACCGTAGAGAAGAGGCTTGTTCGTGTAGTTGATGCACACTTGAAAGACGACTTTCCCGCTGAACCTTTTGAAGCGAAGTGCGCTTATTGTGACTTCATGGAGATGTGTCCAGCATGGATGGGTGAGTTAGCAATTGACCCCGAAGATATGTGAGGTGAAGATATGGATAAAGAAGGCATAGATACGATTACGATACTGTTTGAGTTATCGCTTAAGCGAAGGTGGACTCAGTATGAGTTCACTGTTGAAACAGCGCTTGTGCCGAGCAGTAAACGCATTCAAGTCAAGGTCGCCTCGCAACGAACACTGCTTGAACACTTCAGTGATTACGAAGGTTCTAAGGATATTGAATCAGGTTACTGTTGCTTTTACATCACCCTCCACCCATCTAAATTGACAAAGGAACAGATAGAAGATACATACACTGTAGTTGAGAGGAAAATACTGGAACAACAAATAATTCTTGAGTCAAGGGAGTGAACTACATGGGCTTCATCTCTTTGGACTTTCCTCGTGAAGTCTTAGAAATAGCCTCCGATGGTAAGCAAGGAGGGCGTTACTGCGTCAATAACTGGGCGGAGTTAGAGCGCTACTGGAAAGGTAAGAACGGTAGCGGGAATGTATACTTCACTGCGTATGGTTATCGTGCGACTAAGCCTCCAAGAAACCACAGAGTAGATTACGATACCCCTATCATCCGTCACTTCGTTATGGATTTTGATTGTAAGGATTTCAAGCAGCGTGGTGCTGATGTTGATTTTCCGTTCATGCACGCTCAGGTTAAAAGGCTGCATCGTTTTTTGTTACATGAAAACATTCGGCACTTTGTTTGGTTCAGTGGTGGAGGCTTTCACTTTTGGATTCCTCTTCGTGATATGCACACTCCATCGGATGGTTACAGTGTAGCACGAGTCAAAGAGGGTGGTAGGAAACTGATTACTCAGTGGCATAAGAAACTCAATCTATCATGTAACGACCCCACTGTAGCCTTTGATACATCGGGTATGATACGCATTCCTAATTCATACAACAGTAAGAGAGGATGCTGGAGTATACCCATGGACAGTGACTCAATACTCAACTTGACGCATGATGATATTATGGAGAGAGCGCAGTCACCAGTTAGTGGTTACATAGAAATTGGTGAAAAAGATACTCACATCATAGTAGCAGACCGTAAAAGCCCATTCAAGAAGACAGTAGAGAAGGTAGAGAACTTACCCGACATCACTTTGGGTTCTACAATTGTTCTACCTTGTCTTTCTCAAGCAGCATTGGGTGAGGGTAACCCTACGCACAAGGCGAGGTTTCATCTCGTTACATACCTCGCTGCGAGATTCCGCTGGTTCTACCCAGTAGCAGCCATAGGTAACGAAGAGAAAGCAGAGCATGTAGAACTTATTTGCCGTATCATAGAAGAACAAGGGTGGGTGGATTACAATGCACGAGTCACTCGTGAACAAGTGGAGAACATCGTTTTTGGTGGTGCTGGTAACAATGGTTACTCAGCAGCCTCGTGCGCTACTCTTGAATACGATGGGCTTTGTGTCGGAAAGTGCCGCTATTTTGACGGCAGTATAGGTGGTAACAATGAGTAAGAAAACAACACACACAATACATAACAAGGGTGGTATATTAACCAGCATCAAAAGTGAAACTACAACAACTACTGTAGAGGTTTTCAAACCCGAACAGGGGTGGTTTGATGCTACTTTCATAGAGTTGTTACTACTCATTGACGAGACACCGAGGACAGTTCAACAAATGGTTAAGCACTCACCCGAACTCAGACTTAAAACTCACAATCAAATTAACGCAGTGTTGAAGATGCTTAAAGAGAGAGAAATGATTGTGAGTGATAGAGTGAATAACAAACACACCACATGGCGTAGAACACACTCCTTCAGCAAACACGCAGGTGGTTTCTATTAAACCCGATTTAATCATTGACTCTAACGAGAGAGGTTCTCTCTGTGAATCAATTGAGCGTAGAGCAAAGAAGGAGGGTTTGAATGTTGTTAGGCAACCACTTGTTGTCGGTGACTATCTCTTAGGTGCTGCTTGTGTAGAAGCGAAGAGTGTTACAGACCTATTCCAATCCAGTCATAGTGGTCACTTGTGGCGACAACTGGATAACATGGATGCAAACTACGAGCGCTTCTTTCTTGTAGTGCATGGCTCAATAGCCAAGTATGTAGCATTCGCTAAGACTCAGAATAGAAGACTCACACACAGTAGGGTTCAAAATGAATTGACTGGAACAATTGCTCGTATCATGTCCGACTTTGATTGCCAAGTGTTCTTCACTCCTAATGTTAGCGAAGCCGCTATGTTCATCACTAAACTCCATAACAAGTTACACAAACCAGCCAGTAAACATGGCGCTCAAGCGATTAGAAGAGTCTCTACAAACGATGTTAGAGTAGACATGTTACTCTCTATCCCCGGTGTAGGTGCTGAGTTAGCCGAGCGCTTACTTGGTAAGTGTGGTAACTTAGAGGAGATGTGTTTTCCTGATTCTTTGAAGCAAGTCAAGGGCTTGGGTGACAAGAGAAGGCAGTTGATTGTAGAGGTGCTGACAAGTGAATCACCAGTTCACATTCAACGAACTGTCAGGCGCAAGAGGGGTTCTTAAAGCAGCATCAAAGCACCCCCTATACGGCTATTTCAGCGCCTGATTTTGTGTAAATTATGACACATATCTCTGTGTTGTGCAACATGTCCGTTGTCCTGTCTATACTTGTATGTTTATAGACTGGGTATGCTACGATGGTAAATATACTGTATGGATAATACGACGGACAACTTAGACAATACAAATTGAAGTTGATATATAAAGCAGTAATAGAAGAATAAGATGTGGTAAGATGAGAGAAGCAAGTGACTACTTAGCAGTGAAGAAATATCCCTTCTTTGAGGGGTATGTAGAGAGGTTCAGCCGAACCAGTATTGACAATGATATACCAGCGATGCTTTCATTCTTCTACATTCAAGGACAGATAGCAGCGCCATTTGTTCGTATACCTTGGGATGCGAGCCATCTTGACCCTCGTGTGCATGTCTTTTGGATTCAACCATCAAGAACTGGTAAGTCGGTTGCTTGGGAGTTTGTAGGTGATGTGCTGAAAGACTGTGGACTTCAACAGGACATGTATACTTCAGGCTCAGATGCTGGACTAATCGGTGGTGTCACCAACGAGACAGTCGTGGATGAGAACGGAAAGAAGGAGCAAGTAGCAGTTCAAACAGAAGGTATGCTTGCTGGACAGAAGGCACTCAACTTTGACGAAGGGAGTATCATCCTCAATCCCGGCAAGCACTCACAAGAGACTGTTCTCTATCTTCAATCAGCATGTAACCCGATTGGTAGTAACTCAAACATTCTCGTTAAGCACTTGAGTGGTCGCCGTATTGAGACTGAATCTCTTGTCTCACTGTGGATTACTACTTACCCACCTGCTGGTGTGAAAGAGTATGTCTTGACAAAGGGTATCTTTCAGCGTGTCTTACTCTACTGGTCTGACTGGGACATGGAGAGGCGTATGGGTGTGAGTATGAAGCGTATGGAACGGGCGTTCACTAAGACACCAAAGCAAAAGTTATCCTACGACGAAATCATTGACTACTTCACTGGTCTACAGAAGCGTCTCCGTGACCGTGTTCTTAACCTAACAGAAATCTCATTCGCTGAGTGGGATGCTATGTCTCGTGAAGAACAAGAAGATTCAGTCCAGTCTGTCATGCACGAGATGTTTGCAGCAGACGACTCGTTCTATGTCGCTACCTATGACTTGGTAGAGGACTTGTATTCTCTCTTAGACGGACTCAACTTCGCAATAGGGAATGTTGTTGCATCGTTCATACCTGCTATGGAGAACTACTCGGTTATCCTTGCTACTCACATCGCTATGATGGATGAGGCTTGGGTTATCACTGGTGACCACCTTGACATGGCTAAGGAGATTATCTACGACCTGTTCAAGAATCTAATTCTGTGGCTTGAAGGTGAAGTTGAAGTCGGTGCTAAGCAGAACGAGAAGGCTAACCATGCTAAGAATTGGATGGCTGCATACAATGTTGTCTCTTCGGTTGAACTGGATAAGAAGGGTGAGGGCTGGCGAAAGAAAGCAGCCGTCATCAAGCAGTATTGTATCAGTGAACAAGTTACTCGTGGGACTGCGTTCAGTCGCTTCTCAAAGTGGGGTGCTCATCTCTATGATGCTGCTAAAGACAAATCCACTGTATACATTCGTGTTAAGGAGGCATCACCGTGAAGTGCGCCATGTGTAAAAAGGATGGTAAGTTCACGGATAATACCCCTGTAGGGGTCAAATCCTTTTGTAGTGAGAGGTGTTGGGCCGAATATATGGGGTATGAAGTAAGGGCCGAAGGTCACTACGGAATGATTCAAAAGAAAGTAGGATGGTGGGCTTGATGACAGAAGATGACAACAAGCACAATCTCATAGTCAAAATTGAGACAGACGAATACATCTACTGGGAATACAAGGAGGCTTGAACATGAGCGACATAATGGCATTGGATATTGAAACTGGGAACTACTCTTGGGAGATAGGTGGTTGGGATAAGCATAGCCTGTTTGAACCTACAGTGGTTTGCACATGGGATGGAACTGAGGGTCACGCATTCTCTAAGGAGGACATTGAAATGACTAATGCGACTGTCCACCCTCTACACCCTCGCACTCTTGGTGACCATCTACAGAAGCATGTGGATAACGGCGGTAAGATTCTCGGACATAACATTCGCAAGTTTGACCTACCAGTGCTAAATGCTGCACTGGACTGCTGGACTGCTGGTGATTTGATGTCCAAGAGTGAGAGTATCATTGATACCAAACTCTTGATTGATAAAGCAGCATTAGGTGTGGGTAAAGTCCACACCACACTTGACACTCTCGCTCGCACTACTCTTGACTTGTCAAAGAGTATGCAGAGCAGTGATGCTCCCGTCGCATGGCGGGAGGGTAAATATCTTGAGGTGGCCGACTACTGCCTCAAAGATTGCCAATTGACCTACGACCTCTACATGTATGGCGTAGACAATGGTATAGTGAAGAGCCGTAACATGGAGAATGGTTCTATAGTTGAAATTGAGGTAGATTGGAATGAGTGATAATAATACGACACAGAGGCTAAACATAGAAGCAGTCAAGCGAATCGCTGAGACTGTAAGAACGACACTTGGGCCATTAGGTATGGACAAGATGATGGTAGACGGTGGTGGTAATGTTATCGTAACAAACGACGGCGCTACTATCCTACGAGAAGTAGACACCGCACACCCCGCTGCTAAGATGGTAGTTGAAGTATCAAAGATGCAAGAAGCAAATGCATACGATGGAACGACCAGCACAGTTGTGCTTGCCAGCCAACTGCTATCCAACTCCGAAGGTTTGTTTGCTAAGGGCTTGCACCCTAATGTCATCAACAAAGGTTACACTCACGCACGAAACATGGCCGTTGAATACTTGGAAGAAATGCCTGACGCTGTAGGTAACCACGAAGATTATGATATGAATGTATACCTTAGAGCGATAGCAAGAACCGCTATCACTGGTAAATCACTTGAAGCATCGGAGGACAGAGTTGCTCAGTTGTGTGTTGAAACCATTGAAGCAGTCGGTGACGCTCGTGAAGTTAAGACTCTCGCTGCTCCCGGTGGCTCTCTATCTGACTCCTACTTGTTCCGAGGTGTGGTTCTCAATAAGGACTTCATCGGGGGAGGAGATGAGTTCAACAACTGGTCAAACGACGACGGGGTAGAACTTCTACTCATCAACGGTGGGCTGACTGAAACCAAAGGGACTGAGAATGTTTCCGTTCAAGTTCAAGACGCTAACTCATACAGTCAAGTTCAGGCCATGGGTAGAGACAAACTACTCGCATCGGCTAAGGCCGTGGTTAGTAGTGGTGCTAATGTGGTAGTATGTAGAGACTCTATTCATGATACTGCTATCGCTTATCTACGCAAACAAGGTATCTCTGTTGTGCAGCGTGTTCCTGAGAGCACTATGCGCCGTCTTGCTAATGAGATAAGTGCTCCTATTCACATGTTCCCTGATGCTTCATCAACAACAGGGAGTGTTTTCATCAGTAGAAACACATACAACGATATTTCGTATCTATTCATGCACTCACAGAACAAAGAAGCCACACTGATTCTACTCGGTGCTACTCAATCCACACTTGATGAAATCCAGCGTGGCTTTGATGATGCGCTCGGTGTCGTCTCTCTAATCAAGAACGGTGACTCGGTAAGATTCGGTGGAGGTTCTACTTACCTCGCTATTGCTATGCATCTACGAGAGCAAGCATCTACCGTTGGTGGTAGAGCGCAAATGGCAATTGAAGCCTTCGCTGATGCCCTTGAAATCATTCCAGCAACTATCGCTGAGAATGCAGGGTTTGACGCTCTTGATACAGTCTTAGAGATGAGACACAAGAGAGCCAATCATCAAACTGATGGTAAGTTCTACGGCCCTGATGTAGAAAACGGAGGGGTTAAGTCCATGACCGGAGTATTTGAACCAACATCGCTTATTCGCAGTGCCATCAGTGGTGCTACAGAAGTTGCTAACGCTATCCTACGAATTGATGATGTCATTGGTCGTAGGGGTTCTGAGTGATATGCAAGCAATCATTGAGCATAACGATGATAAAGTGATTGTAAATCTCACAGACTCACATCTTGAATGGTGTAGAGAACATGCGAAAAACACTGTTGCTTATCATAATCAAAACGGTGTTGGTGAATACGCTCATAATAGACTCATGGGCGCTATTGTAGGAGCGAGATGTGAGGTCGCCGTAGAGTGTTTCTTGACCCGCCTATACCAAAAATTAGATACTAATTTCAAAGAGGATATTTCAAATACGGATATTACTTTGAAAGGTAGAGGTGTAGAAGTTAAGGGTCTTAGAGGAGACGATTGGGATAATCTAAAGCGAATGATTCCGCCTAAGCAATTAAAGAAATATATTGAAAACGAGGTCTTGGTAGTATGGGCTACAACTGAACCCAATAACACTGTCATGATTAGGGGTTGGAATTACCCATTAGACCTTGAGGAACATGGTATAATGACCACTACAATATGTGATAACATTTGGTTGAGAGATGATAAACTGATGCGCCCAATAGACACTTTGGGAGATGTATTACATGGGTAGACTGTTAGACAAGATGACAGTCAAGTGTAGGGCTTGCCTACACGAGCACATACCCCGTAGACTACAAGCACGCTACCTTGATGGTAAGCGTGAGCGTTTGAGCCTATGGTGCTGCAAAGAGTGCGGTCACATTTGGCAAGACGGCGTGTTCACTCGTCAAGCAAAATGAACATCGGCTTTTCTTCAGGTATCGTAACCAACCACATGGTAACAAAACCAGCGATAAAAGAGAGAGCAAACCATATCCACAAACTCATTCTATCACATCAGTTGAATACCACTTGAACATAACAAGAACCTACTTTCAAAGTTGAACCTCCTATCGGCGGAGATATTACAGCCGATGAGAAGTTCCCTGTTTTTGAATGACCTGTTATTTTGAACTCTAAGATGATTCTATCACCTGCTGTCACCGGGTCAAATTGAAGTTGCACTTGTCCTAAAGGAACTTGAGCAGGGGGCGCACCATTTATTCTTGATATAACAACGCCGTTTGGGTTGTGAACCATCGCAACATCAACGAACTCACCACCACCAAAAGCACCTGTTGAATTATCATTCCCTATACGGAAAATAAGTTGCACATCACCGTTAGCGGGAGCGTTTTGCGTAAAGATAACACCGGGTTGCATAGGGTTGCCTCCACCACCCACAATAGCCCCGTTGATGGGCGTTTCACCTTGAATCACCGTAGCAACAAAATCAGCAATTTCAACTTCGGGCGCACCTTGAGAGTTTATGTTTACACCTGCGGCGTTTGTTATTTGAAGAAACCCTGCCGCATCAAACGATTCTCTCAACAGCACACTCGCATGTAAATGATTCCCAGCGGGGTTTAGACCTAATGCCATACAACCTATGTCACCTGCGCCGGAAACAGTAGGGTATGTGCCTGTTGATGGCGCACCACCACCACCGCCGCCACCTGCTGCACGCTTCTTCTTGTCTTTCATAGAAGTGCCTTTTGCCATGGCTGTCATTCCCCACATAGTATCACAATCCTATTCCATACCAACCTGTTCCTAAGCCTGTGTAAATTAAAGTGACAGCCTCATGCGCCGGGAGCGAACCATTCGTAGCCGCACCGTTCAAGTTTTGACCACCAAAACCGCTTCTATCAATTGTAATCGCTCCCGTTGAAGGCGCATTGACATTGATGATAACATAGGTATCTCCATCCATAGCCGCACCGGGGTCGGGTAAATTGACTGTTTGACCACCGGGGCATAACACAATCACTCCCGCTTGACCTACTCTATCAAGGTTAAGAGTCGCAACGGGAACGGGTAGAACAACGCTTCTTGATGCTCTAAAGGTCGCCGTAGTTGCTAATGTTATTGTAGAATTGGCTTGGACAGCAGCAACCGCACCTGCTGCATCAACAAGCCCTGCTATTGAAGGAACACCGCTTGTCAAAGCAACAGTGCCTGTAGCGTTTGGTAGAGTGATTGTTCTATCAGCAGTGGGGTTCGTTACAGTTAGTGTAGTCTCAAAGTTTCCTACAGCCGTAGAACCTTCAAAAGTCAAATCAACATCAACGCCGAGATTGACATTCGTATCAATGAGCACTCGCTCAGTTCCGTCTGTGTGCATGGATATAGTATCAGCATCCGATGAAGTCTCAACATCTATTTTTGTATCGGAGTCAGCATCTGATATGCTTGAGCCACCACCACCGCCACCGCCCAATGCTGCTATAGAAGAAGCAGTAACAGTCTTGACTGCGTTACCGTCATCTGTATCTTGAATCAGCACCTTGTCGTTAGCAGCGAGTGTTGCTCCTGTGTAAGCATGTCCAGTGATAGCAGCATTAACATTCGTTGCATCAGTGACATCAGCAGCAGTCTCTATGTTTGTTAGTTTAGTGCGCTCAGCACCGCTGATGATAATACCTGAACCTACTCCTGTTACATCGCTTAAATCAGCAACGCTTGATGCTGAGTTAAGAACTGTGTTTGCTCCATGTTTCAAAGCGTTAGACGCACCACTGTCCATCCAAAGCGTGTTAGCAGCAGTTACACCGGGGTTCGCAGCAACTGGTGTGATTTGAAGCCCACCTGAGCCAATCAATCCTGTGATTGTGAGTTTACCAGTAACAGTGAGTGTAGAAGTCCCAGTAGTCCAAAACAACTTAGCATCACTTGAGTGGTTACCAGCACCGTCAGAAAACTGAACTAAGCCAGCAATACCACTTGCGTTTGTAGTTGAAGTTGCGCTGACCATGACCTTTTTCCAAGCAGTTCCGTTGTATACAAATAAAGCAGCATCGCCAGCAGTCAAAGCAGCACCCAACCCGCCTTGGTCAAAGGTTACAGCACTACCACTTGGCACACTGACAATGACCGTATGACCGGGCGGGAATGTTCCCGCTGGATTGAGGTTAATCGCACCACCTGCGTTGCATTCAAACACTTGAGCCTCATCAAAGTCAAAGGTTTGAGGGGTTGATATTCCTGTAATTGTTTTAATGCGATTCGGCCCAAGCAAATGTGTGTGGCGATTTGAACCATCCTTAGCGCTGAAGTAGAGGTTTGGTAACCCGTCATCTTCGTTATACGACATCCATAACACACCGTTAGCACCAAAGTCTCCATGTTCTCCACTACCGTGTATTTGCTCCAAAGCAGTATGTGTGTTCAAATGGCTTGTTGAACCAACATTCCCATCAGTTACGGGTGATAGATAGAAAGGCGATGGGCGAATGAATACACGCTTGTCGTTAATTTCCGATAGCGTGAGTTTAAGGTCATTCGCAGCAGCAGCACTACCGTTGAATACAGCCCTAATTGTAGCAAGAACAATTGTTTGTTTGTTTTGAGCACTACTAACACCTCCCATTTTCAAGTAAGAGTCAGCGATACTACCAGCAAGAGAAGCATAAACACCGGGCGCAGTAGTCACTACATTAGATTGAACGAACTTAGCACCTTCTGATGTTGCTATAATAGCGAAGAGACATTCTTTACCGCTTGTTAAAACAGTCGTGCTTGTTCCTGTGAGTTTATCACCACCGCTGGTAAGGTTGATAGTGACATCGCCACCTGAGCCGTTGTCAATGTTGTAAGGCACTCCGTCAAGAATGACACTACAAGCCTTGATTATAACTTGGTGAGCAACACTACTACTGATTGCACCGGGTAGATTGGCGGGGGTGATGCGGTCACCAGTAGGGCTACCATACGCTGTATCATACGGGTTGAGCACACCGTTACCGTGTAACCCTTCGTAGATGTTAGTCAATGAAGGTGATATGATGTGGTCACCGTCTCTTAGCCCATCGTTTGTTCCCGCTGTATGCCCTGATATTGGATTGTCACCCATTATTTCACCTCAATTAGTATCTGTATTCGTATCTCGTTTGATGTTGTTTTATTAAACGATGCGATTGTGTGACGAGCAATTGGTATTGTGCTAAGTGCTCCTCTAAACTGTATGAAAACCTCCTTTAGATTCTCATTAAAAGACTCTGTGGCTGGTATGAACCCTTCAACTAAGAGTGCTGAATCACTCACTATACGAGTAGTAGGATTGATAATTTGTGCAGGTCTACCAGCAGCGCCGTCACTTTTCGTAGCAGGGCTACCGTCAAAACCGACAACCATCTCATTGATGTTGTTAGCAATAGTATCAATGAGTAACCGTCTTACATGATTTGATACTGGCATTTAATCACCCCTCTGTGTTATCTTTGCTGTTTTGCTACCGCCGACTGTTTCACCAGTAGCAGCACCGACCACACCTCTACCCATGCCTCTCCCTATGATGAAACCATCGCCTGAAGTTCCGTGTCCTTGGACTTCTGTTATGATTACTGATATGATTTCTATGTCACCAAACAAGGCCATATTTTTCTCAACAATTTGTTGTATGGTATCTTCTTGCGCCCCTGTGTTCTTAGTGCCTTGGAGAATGCCCTGTAAGACCCCTTCTACCCCGCTTTCTACGCTAAGGAAAACAAGGTCAGTTGCGTTTTGAGCCATTCTATGTCTCACTTCAATGAGAATCTTACGCTCACCGTTGTATTCAATCACCATACCGGGTCGCAAATCCCACGCATTAGGGTGACCAGCGCTTGTTAAATTACCAAGCATGACTGCGTTTGCCTTGAGAATGTTACGACCTATCTCCCTTGCTTGCTCGTTACTACGAACAGTGAAGTCACCAACTACTTGTGGTTCTTCTAACACATCTCCACTTGTTTGTTTTTCAGAGTTGTTTACTTCGGCAAATGCAGTGTCGTTCACAGCAGTGGGTAACCCTTCTACAATCACTCTGTTAGAAATGTTCTCAATTGGATTTGATACGGCTGGCCCAGTGCGTGCGTTATGGTCTATGAATCTACTACCTTCTTCAAATTGGAACGGAACATAAAGAAGATTACCAAATCTGTCAAAGTGAATCACTCTACCATCGTGTCTACTGATAAAGCGCAAAGCGTCTACCAAAGTGATGCCGTGAAAATCAGCACCGAGGAATGCGTGGCTATGTCTTCTCCTGTCTACCTCTGAGTTACTTGCGCTCATTGGTAAGGCGATATTCACTGATGTCAAAGAGTCAGCAATATCTCTACTCAAACGAATAGCCAAGTCCGTGGTTCTTAAGCCAGCATCAATTGGGTGTCCTATGTGTCCTTGAGTAGCAGAGAATCCAAGTTTTTCAAATGACTTTGATTTGGTATTCTTCACAGCGAAAGTAGTCCCTACTCCACTGTTCATCACTGATGACGGGCGAAGCCTTTCGTGTGTAGCGTTTTTAGCATACAACAGAACTGGTTTATTCTTATTCGCATCGCTTGTGATTGCCGACCCCATATAAACTACAGAGCCTTGATAGTTACTACCATGGGTTTGAGGTTGCTTGAGTATCATACTGTCTTGTAACTCAGTAATGTCGTAAGCACGAGAAGTAGCAACACCGTAAGTTGCAGTCTTGCGCTGTTTTACAGTGACCTTGTTTAGCACATCGCTTTGTGCAGTATACTCACCAAGGTAGAGTGCATTATCTACGAACTTAGGTTTACGAATAGATTTCATAATCACCGGGTTATCAGTGCTGACTCGTCTGTAACTAAGAAGCGGCATCATGCATCACCACTGTGGTCTGATGTATTAAACGACACATCTTCTTTATGCCCCTTACCGTGAAGCGATTGACTAAACCTTGGTTTCACTGTGTAGTCTTTACCTTGACCAGTTCTTCTTGGAGCATCACTTCTGTAATGTTGCAGTGTGTTTTCGCTGATAACCAGTCTCGTTACACTTGACTTGAGTGTTGTTTTATCAAACCCAGTAACCTCAGTTCCCGGTAGTTTTGGCCCTTTAGATGTAGGGACTGTATCGCTACTGGACTCAATAAGGTAAACTGGTTGATATGGTGCTGATGTGTTAGGGTTAGTAGCACGCATGTATGAGCCGCTTGCAGCACGACCACTCGGAGTTTCGTAAGTATATAGTCCGTATTTACCACCAGCGGTTGCTGTGTAAGCAGTGCTACCAAACTGTTTACTCCCGCTGTGTAACGCCAGTTGAGGTCTAAACACAGCGATGTGTTGATTGTCAAGCAAACGAACAGGGCGAACAAGGAACTTAACAGCGTCATCAGTTTTGTTTGTTTGAGCCGAGGTTGGGTTAAGAGTGGTCGTTTGATATGGATTGCTTGTCTTGTTTGACCCAAGAGTTCCACTCCTACCCCATCCTAAGTCGTTAAACGGATTAGCAAAACTACGACATTCTAAGATGTAGTTACCACCCATGGGTTTGAAGTTACTCGTATGGCTAAACCGCATAACACCACCATGAGGTTGAGCAGCAAAGGATAGTGATGTTAGGTCGTAATCACCAAGAGTTTGAGAGCCTGACTGCATACCACCATGTAGAATCACACGCTGACCTACACCTCTGTTAGTGTGTAGACTGTGCGCCTCTGAGTTGATAGCAACCATGTTACTATCGCTACCAGTTAGCGACTCAAGCGTTTCTCCATCTATACCAATTCTTGGTGAAGACCGTGAGATAGCATCCTTATGCACCGATACTCCGCTAACTGTCTCTACTTTATCACTCACAGTGGCTTCGGGCTTCAACAAACCGTCTTCGTCAATTTCTAATCGGCTACTGATACCTCTAACAATTTCAGTAGGTTGGAGTGCGTCGTCTCTTGGGCGTATCAAACCTTCACCAAATGTAGGCTCTGCCGTGTTACCTGAAAGCACTACACCTGCATTTTCGTATACAGCGCTTAGTTCAACAAGAATGTCTTCATTAAATTGAGTAGGGTATCTCACACCACGACCATTACCCATATCACCCACACGCAAAGCATTGGTAGGAGCAAACACATCTACAAGTAAACTGCCTTTGTTGTTGTTACCAGTGTTTTTACGACCACCGAATCTTGGTATCGTAGCGGTAGGAGAAGTCAAAACATCACCCGTTGATGTATCTGAGTCAGCAGCGATACCTTTTAGATTAAAGATAGGTTTGTTATTATTCCATATTCGTGCGTATGGAGTTCTACTGTTGGTTCTGTCATATTCATAGACATCCCCAGCATCCCAAGAAGGGTTGATACCAAAACTGCGAACAGGCATACGCCTAACATCTTCACCACGAGTGTTACCCCACCAGTCCACGAGGTAATACGAAACTGCATCTTTGTAATCACTTAGACCCTTACCAGCAGAGTCTCCCCACCAGTCTCTGATGACAGTAGAAGCGTTACGAATAGTGCGTATAGCACATCCAAATCCTCTTGTCATTCTTCGCCCATCGCTGTAACGAACTTGATTCTCGTATTTGTCTGCGTTTAGCATACCAGCAGCGGTAGTATGACGCTCAAGAATACCAACATAGGTTGTGGGTAATTCCTTTGTGCCTTGTCCCGGCTGCGCCCCAGCGTAAATCCAATTTTGTGATTCGTATTCTACAAGAGGCCCAGCCTTGTAACCAACTGCGAAGTCGCTCGCCCCATTATGAGTAGCATGTTCTTGGTATGCTCGCATACCATAGTGACCCCATTGAGGTCTGTTCCACGGTTGTCTTAGACCGAAACGATAACCGAATGGATATGGTCTTGTAGAACTTAAAGCAGCAGTCGCTATCCCACCTGATGCTGCATAATTAGCAGGGGTGCTATCGTCATCAGAATCATACCATTGAGTAGCACCAGCATGAGCGTAACTTTGAGGTAAATGCCACGCTGCCGATGTCATAGCATACCCATCTAAACGGCTTACCAAAGGCCCACCACGACTACCGCAAGGCCAAAAGTTAGTGAGCATGGCGCTTGTCCCGCCTTGTGCTGAAAAGTTACTCATAGCATGGATATTAGCAGCAGTGTCAATGATACCTTTACCTCGGACATACACCTTGTTAGTAGCAGCACCAACAGGTATGTTCGTCTCAAGTATTTTTGTGAATAGTGTTATTGTGTTTGTTGAAACAATGTTTACTTTACCAAGAACTCGGCCTTCGCTGTAGATAATCTCACCTTGAGTAACACCAGTAACTGTCTGAGACATTGTTATCACTGTAGGAGTAGCACCGTTGTGACTCGCTATGTAACCCGGTAATGGTTCAGGGGGGACAGGTGTTTTCATCTTCAAAGCAAACGGCCCATGACTCGCTGCGTAGTTTACTTCGTGGTAGTGAATTGTTTCAAAATGTTGAGGCATACTGTTGTATGCTGCTTTGTTTACTGCTCTGTCAGCGGTGTGATTTACATTATCAGTAATCCATGTTCTACTCGCATCGGAATAGAAAGTATGTGGTCTACCCAAATTAGGACTCCAAGCACATAGGTATGCATCGCCTAAGAACAGGCTGTTAGTGTCTCGTGTTCCGGGTAGAGTCTGTCCAAGATTCTTAGTCAAGATACTCTCGCTGTCTTTGTTGAATAAGTCGCTCATTGGTTTTGTAGAGTATGGTTTGGACAAAGTGAGTTTTGTCCCGTCAGGAATAGTGGCGTTTGCTGGGAGATGGAAAATATCAGGCTCATTCATAGTTGCCGAACTATGAGTCAAACCTTGCCGGGTTGTGTAACTAAACGATACAGTTTCCCCCGATGCATCGTCAATATACTGTAGTTTTTGATTGTAATACGGTATTTCAGGGAACAGTGAAGCATCATCAACTTGTATAGCATTTGTAGAAGAGTGTGTCCCTACAACTTTACAAGTCGGGGTTAGGCTAACATTCTCCATAATCTTAGAGTAGATGTCGGGGTAGATGCTTGGGTAGCCAGCGAGAGTAAGTTGAGCAGCGACTGCTCCATAACTTGCTCGGCAAAACTCGTAGTAATTATCAATACGATACAGAGCGAGATGTCTAAATCCTACAGAACTTGGTTCATTCGGTGTGTCTTTGTGCATGATACTCCACCAAGGAATGCTTGTAGTATGCCCCGGTGTAGCGTCTTTGAATGTAATTTCAGATGTAGTAGGATGGTATGGGTGACCTCTACGAGTAAACGAAGGACTTTCACTACCCTGAACCCCAAGTGGATTATAAAGCAGCATCGGTGGGACATTGGTGAACTGGCTACCGTGGTCAGGCTCGTGGTCAAGAATCACTTCGTTGAGGAATATCTCACAACCCCTTACATCAGCAATTGTTGCTTCTGCTAAGACGAGTGTTACTGCTCCTACATTTGCAGCATTTGTTAGTGATGCGTGTCGTTCTTCGTCATATTTTATACCCACGACGAGATTGACTTGCTGAGCAGTAAGAGCAGAGACATTGTTTGCGGGAGTAGAATCCGGTAGAGTAGTTACTGAAGAGTTATTCAAATGGAAACCAGCGACTTGATGAGGGCGAAGGTTTGGTTGAATAACAATTTGATATGCTCCTACTTCGGCAGGGTCGGGGAAATGATTAGTCTGAGTGTAGTTAGCAGCGGCCTCAAGGACAATGGAATGACCACCAGCCTTGTTTATGCCCCCAGCATCACCTTTTGATGCGAGTATACCGTAACCATCATACTTGATTTTAGTCTCAAACATCAGAGTAAATCCTCCACCGTGAATATCACTTGGCCCTGATGGGTTAGCAGTTAGCGAACCAACTCTCAATGATGGGTTAAGAGGGAAAATACGCTTAGTTACAGCGGAACTAACTGTTGTTTGATTGTTCGTTGTCCCGTCTACTTCTTCAAGATGAGTAGCCAGTGTCGTATAATCTTCATCACGCAACTTAGCAAGTTTGTCAGAGTTACTCCTTTCGTAAAGCCCTTGATACGAAGGGTGCGCCCAATGACCCGGCATCATAGGCATAGTAGCATTGACGAAGTGATGACCCATACGAGGTATAGGCATAGGAGTGAGTTGTGGTCTACTGTATCTTGAGTGAATAGTCGTTTGTGAATCACCAGTAAAGTATTCTGTGTGAGCCATATCAGGACTGTTACCACTCACTTCAGCGTGGTCACGCAAACGGCGTGCTGCAAATATGCGAGTGCTACCAGCAGGGACATAGTATGATGGAGTGATGGTGAGAGTAGTGTTAGCATTGTCGGCAAGGAATTGAGCAGTGTCAATATCCCCAACTACTCCAGTAAATGTAGCGCCGACAATATCAAGATATGAAACGACAACGCTTTCACCTGCTGGGTTTGCTATACGGAGGAATCTACGACGCTTACCACTACCCTCATCAAGAACTTCTTGAGTCCCAAACCCAGCATCAAATATACACGCAGTAGGCGTAGGGGATGCAGCATCATCTCTAAGGACAATTGTAGTATTAGCAGTCAAAGTTGTGCCTACTAAACTACTGAATGTGTAAGGTTGATTGACTACACCAGCGGCGTGAGTGTAAGTCGTAGGGAACTTCTCTGTGTGAGTGTGACCCATCTTAGTAATATGAAAATACAACGCTCTGTCTTGTTGCTCGTATGAACTACGAAGTGTGTTGTTAGCAGTTCCTTCTACCCAACCGTCACGAGTAGAATCAGGGAATGATTCTCCTTGAGATATGTGCTCCCATCCAACTTCGTTCATTGTTGGCCCTTTTCTTGGCCCTTTTATCACATTGTCAAAGAGGTGACCGAGGTGTGTTGCACCCAAGTCGGGGTGAATCATACCACCGTCTCCTATGGTTTCGTTTTGATAGGCTTGAATAGAGTCAAATCCACTGCGAATCAATATGTTACCGGGGATGCTATCGGGGTCAGGTAGTTGAATCTCAAGGTTAGGCCCAAATCCGCTGTTTGCTGGTGTTGGTTGTAGACCACTTGCTGAACGCTTTGATGCTGGTCTATATGCTCGTATGACAACACCTAACGGTGAGCCACCTTCTAAAGTATGGATTTGCCCTGTGTCATCTACTACTGTGATGTCTTCAAACTGAATGTCTTCGTTAGGAATCTCTAACACACCATGCAAGGCGATAGGATGCTCTTTTGCTAACTGAGGATGAGCAATCTCTTGAGCCTGTAGAATAGGCATCATAGCGGAGTTTGTTGTTTCAAAAGAGAACCTGACATTCCCATAGAGTTTCTCACCCATTGTGTGGGCGTTATCACCTACTACACGAGTTACCCACGGCACTGCGCCTAAACCACGAGCGTTAGACGCAGGTAAAGTGAGACTACCACCATCCATTCTTTTCCAAACTACATGTTCGGTGCTGAAGTTTTTGTGAGGACTACGCTTCAATACATCGTAAGCATTGACATCACCAGCCCAAAATATCTGCGACTGCGTATCGTTAGTAGTCATAGTTCCACTTGGATTCGGGCTACTTGTAATAAAATCAGTAGAAAGGTTACGCTTACCTATGTCTGATTCGTGATTTACAATTCCTACATTTTTATCAATGTCAAAGAACAAGTCACCTATCTCAGCACGACATGGCTCAGCGTTAGACAAAGCCGTATCTGCTGAAATTGAGCCGTGTAATTGTATTTGAGCATTGAAAGGAGCAGCATCTAATCCTCCATCTGCTGCATAATTAGCCACAGTAGGGAGAGATGTATTATCAACAATCAAAGCCTCAATGTTTGGCCCTGCGTTTGCTGGTGCGATAAAGCGGTCTTGATTGTGAAATCTTTCATCCCACTGTGTTGTTCCTCCAGCGAGAAGATAGTCACCAGTAGTCGTGTATGAGTTTCTATCCTTTCTTGCTATCAGGCTAAGTTCGCCTTCATGTGCTACCACTAATAGAGAACGGGCGTATGTTCCTTGTGGGTTTACAAGTTCTTTCTGTAACTCAGGTGTATTCCTCATTGTTGGTGGATTGTTATACTGAGCACCATCAGCCCATCCTACAACATAAGTTCCGAATGCAACTGAGTCGTCAGCACCCCAAGAAGGATTGTCTGACTCCCCATCATCAGCGCTTGGAAAATTAGTAAGACTGCGACCCGGAATATCCGTAGGAGGCATACTCTCAGGAGAGTTTGGTAACGGTGTAATATGTGGTAAGTGAGAAAGAATAGTAGCACAGGATGACGACCCACCGTAAGGAGAGAAACCTAACATTGAGTGCCATGCACCAAGCCCTGCACTGAAACTTGTAGTTCCACCTCCAGTCACTTGTAAAGAATTAAGATGTGAATAACGCTCACCATGCCATCCTACAACACCTACTGGTTTTGTTCTGTCTATAGCGTCAGCAAGTCCACTGAAGTGAGGTGCTCCTATACCCTTAGTTGAAAATCTGTTACCACCTGAGTTATCTACGAAAATAGTAGGTGCTTTACTCCAAATCCATACTTCGCTGTTCAAAGAAGGAGCAGGGTGTGGTAGGGTTACACCTGCGATGTTTGACCCACCACCAGCATTTAAGGCAGCAGCGTTTAATGCGTATGTTCTCCAAGTCTCTCCACTTTCAAACGCTTTTAATCCAGTATTTTTATTGTTAGCAAGGTAAAATCTTGCATACAAATCATCACCGTTGGCGTAGAAAACACGACTGTGATAAGGACTCCATGCTGATGATTTAACAGCAGCATCAACACTACCTCCGTAAGCGTGCTCTGCTTCTGTTCTTAACCAACCCGATGCAGGTATACGATTAGCCAACGACTTAGCACCCAAAGTGAGTAGCCCATCAATTCTCAAGTCAATAAAACAGTCGCCTAATTTGCTGGGAGCGCTGGCCGTTACTTGTGGGGTATTTGACACAAATTGATTTGAATAACCATAATCTCCAACATTAGCATGACCTGTGATTCCATCAACAGCGGTTTGCTTATTACCATACACAAGACCCGTAAACGAGTTTGTAGCAGTTGCTGGAATTGCTGTTGAAAGAGCCTTAATCCAACCATAGCGGTCTTGACGAGATGAGTTACCCATAGATGGCATGAATGTCCCACCAATGGCTTTCAGTGCGCCTTTACCGGGGAATGTATTGATGGCTGCACCGAAGAGGCAAGCCAACTCTTCTCCGTTTTGACAGCGAGTGGCATCTACTATGATGTATTCGTGGTCTACATCACCATGAACTAATGTTTCTGCTGCGAAGTTAGGTGAATTAGAGTCATCGTTAGAGTAAAGCATTCTTGTAGCCACAGTTCCCGCAACTCTAAACGCAGTTTTGTTAATCTGAGTGGTAGCAGACGCAAGTGCTACTCGTAGGCTATCACTTTCTCTTGGTGGGTTCATGGTAATTTGATTATCCATCCACGAACCGCCGGGGTGATTACCGTTATCCATGTGCCAACACAAGTCTGCATTCTTTACCATACCACCACCATAGAACATGGCATGGCGACTTGGTTGTGTAACAGCATAGGCTTTAGCAACATCATCTGAAAAATTACTTGCTGTAGTGTAGAAATTAAATGCTTGGTGTGTAAATGAGTTACCATAGTTTCGCCCAGTTTCAGGTCGCTCTCTCAAAAATACAGTGTCGGGTATACCGACTGGTGCTTCCCAGTTTAGCACTTGACGATAGTGGAAACGGTGTTTAGCCAATTGTGTAGCAGCACGCTCAGGCATATACTCACCTGTGCTATTTTGAATGTGATTTGGTAAGAACGGTCTACTACTCGTCATGTTAGGAACTTTTGACCATGTATTACCAGTGCTTATGGCGTGACCCGGATGCGGCTCAAAGGTGTTAATTGGAGACGCTACCTCTCGTGTGAGTGGGAATGCTTGCCCCGGCCCGAAGATAATGTAGGTTGTCTTGTTTTCTATACCATCACGATGGTCGTTATACCGAGCAGTAGGATGTGCGAACCGCACTACCATAGGAGATGGCACTTGCATGTGAACTCCAGCAGTATATGGAGCAGCATCAGGATGTATGTTGCTTGGAGTATGTGCTCCACGCTTGATGTCAGAAGACAATATGTTATCCTTGTTGTAAACTGGTGGATTGATACTACCACGATGCTGGTTTAACAAAGCAGTAGCAGGGAAAAAGGCCATGATAGCGTTGCAGTCTAAGGTAGAGAATGATGACAAAATCTCGTTGGCGTTTTGAATACCCGCTGAACCTGTTGGGCCATTGGCGTATGGGTGAGTATTATGTTCAGAGTAATCATTCTTAGTCCCATCATTGATGTCTATTGTAGCACCGCTAAAGCCACCACCAAAGTAAAGTGGCACATAATTGTCAGGGCTATCACGAGCGCCTGTAAAGTGTATGATTGGTTGAGAATGAACGCTACCCAAAGAGCGCTTACCCGCAAACAAATACGCTTTTTTATCAGCGTATTTTTGGATAATAAATGTTGTCTCGCTTGGGGCTGATGAAGGCCAGTCTTCACTTCTTAAGTTTGCATCGGTAAGTTGTTTGAATGTTCTTTCCGAAACATCGCCACCGGAGTTTAGATTTTGACTTTCTACAATCGCCGTTTCCATACCGTAAGTGATAGGTGTTCTGTTTCCGAAAGAGTCTATTCGTGTGTAGTCGTAACTTTGTCCGTTTTCGTTGTGAACAACTGTAGTCTCATAGCCAGCGGGTTTACAAAAATGCCATATTTCTTTAGTGGTATGAGTAAACATCATAGAAGAAGAATGAATGTTACTCATGTGAAGTGTAGGATTGTCAAGATTTGGTAGAATTAAGTCACCGCTATTTTCAGTGAAGTTTTCACCAATTAAGTTCTTACGCCATGTCTCGGTATCAATTGGGTTATTTTCAGAATCTACAATGTTAGGTGTAGCGCTGTTAGCGTTGAACCCTTTTCCTTTAGTAGCAATTTGTAAAACAGTAGAAGGGATGTAACCACAGGCTACACTTCTACCATCTTCAATCAAATCATCACTTACTGGTCGTGTGCCGTCTCCACTTATCACTACGCCATTGTTTGTGTATGCTACGCTTTGGACTTCTCCATATTCAATGTGACTTGCTTTGATTCCCATATCTTGAGATAATGAGGCGGAGAAGAAATCCGATATTGGTTGAATGTTGTTTTTAGTGTTGTAAGCACGAACTTTAATTGACTCTTCTGTAAGACCCCATTCTCCAAATGTTTTACCGTCTGAGGCATACATCTCAGTGCAATCAAAGAAATGGCCTTCGGGCTTGTTAGGGTCTGATAAATTGATAGCAAACTCAGTAACAGCGGCCATCAACTCGTCTGTTACGAGAGTAGTCCAGTTAGCAACAGGGGTGATGAGCGCCGATGTAGCCTCAGTTGTTTCACCTACTATGAAAGTTCCACGCTCAATTTTTGGTGCAGTGTTGCTGTGAGTGTGAATACGATGTTTTGAAATGTATGTATCTCCAGTTACTCCATGAAATACATGAGTCCCGGTAATGTCATTTTTTGTTCGGTGGGTGTAACTAAGCATGTTACCCCAGTTACCCATGAGAGGAGTATCAAGTGTAAACTCAGCATTTACACCACCCGCACTTGTTACTGACAAGGTTTCACCATGGAGGTAACCTCCTTCACCAAGAGATGTGATTGTAACCGCTGTTACAATAGCGTTAGAAGCATGAGTAGTTACTAACAAAGTCATCCCGCTACCACTACCACCCACAGCAGTTCCCGCAACATTTGTTTGATTGGGTGTGTAACCAGTCCCACCTGCTGTGACAGTAGCAGTTCCCATATCGTTGTAAGGGTCGGAAAGATGAATGACACCGTTCTCAGCGGGGAAACCCATGTAACCCAAAACATCGTGATGAGGACATGCATCGTAAGGAGCATACGGGGTAACAGTCAGTGTCTGAGCACTTCGGTCATAGACTACATCCGTGTTGTAAGAAGCGTTAGGAGCAGGTGCGCCTCTCCATAGGTTACCTTGCCAGTTAGCCAATGCTGCGTTATCAGGTATACCGGGGAATCTACCTGTAGGGTCGCTGATACCATGCATGTGTTTTCCTATGGTGAATCCGCCCTGAGTGCAGTCTTTGTGATTAAAGAAAATTGCTATTTCATTGTCAAGAGTTTGAGGTAAGTTGGTGTTGTCTAAAGTGAAATCTTCACCCATATTTTTGTAAATATACCTGATACCATGTGCCTCTCCTCTGTGGTCTTTGAGTTGTAGACCATAAATTGAAGATTCTCCTATGTTATCGGGGAATGTGTCTTTTGTAGGCACATGACCAGTGTATGTAGACGGTGGTTCTGTGTATGAAATCTTAGTCAGTTTTCCATAATCATTTGTAAAGCGAGTATCTCCCTTTCTACCAAAGCCCCAGTTACCAGCATCGGGGGCAAAACCCGGTATACCCGCTGAGACTATTCCACCAAAGTTCATTCTCGCTATAGCGTGTGTTCCTGTTCGTAGACCTTGAGTAAAAGAACTATTGTGACCTTTAATCTCTAAAGATTCTGTGTTTAGGGTATTGTGTGATTGACCTGCACCACTCATAGCCGATACTGCTCTTAGTTTTGGTGTGATTGAATTGCTATCATTATTCGCAAAATCAGCAACTGACACCACTCTTTGAGTAGATTCGTCGGGGAATGTATACTGGTTAAGAGATGTAATAGGTGCAAAAGGTCTACCGTGTTTATTCAACGGCATAGGTGCAGGGTGCATGTTTTCTCCGCTAAGTTCGTTAGGCATACACCAAAATGTTCTGAAGCGCCCACCGTGACCAATAAGGAACTCAGGTTTGTAAGGCACTTGTCCCTTACTGTTGTCTAACCAAACAGCGAAGTTACGACCAGTAGCACCCGGAACTGTGCTGTGAATAATAATTGAGAACCCTTCTTCGTTACCATCAGCGTCTTGAACAACTCTACCTATGTGAGCACGAACATATCCCATGTGTGTTCCTTTGTCATGTGAAGCGAAGGCTTTGTCTTCATCCCACCATACAGCAGGGTCATGCGTTGAACCAGTTGCTGCAAAATCAGATTCACCAACTACTCTTACTGGGTATTGCTTATTGTTTCTCGCAGAGTGTGTGCGCCCTTTCTTTGCACCCGCTTGGTTAATCATTCTCACTACTTCATTAGCAGCCGCTTCTACATTTGTAATACCATCTTTTACAGCAACTTCACCGAGGTCAATAGTTAATCTACGAGTAAAGTCCATCTGATTCCAATGAGGTAGATGTTTTAATCTTGTTTCATCATGTGATGATAAGTCAAGAGTCTCAGAGCGTATACCCTTTAACGCAAGGAAAGCGGGTATTACACGAGTTCCATCAGGAGTATCAAACAATGTAGATATTTCTTCATTGGTGTTGTTAATGGCTAAAGCAAAACTACCAAGCCCGTCACCACCTACTGTTGCGGTAGCAGTAGGTAAAACATTGATACCTCTGTCACCGATAAAGATTGTATCTCCGTTTTTATACAGACTGTCTCCCTGACGATTTACTGTGGCACTCGCAACTGCGTTACCGCTTATTGTTACATTTACGGTCATACCGCTACCTTTACCGTCAGTAGTTGTTCTTACATTCCTGAAATCACCGTTATTGTATGTAGCCCCACCTGCTTTAAGAGTCAGAACCTTTGGTAATTTTACACGATGCTGCATTAAAGCCTTAACCAATTCGTTGTTAGAAGAAAACAACTTTCTTGTTTGCTGATGAACTTTGTTAGCATAGTAAGGAATCACTGTAGCGTTGTTTGTTCTTGAAAGAAGGCTGTCACCTATGCTTCTTTTCTTAGCCAAAGGCCCACCAGTGTGATAACCAGTATGAATAAAATGTCCGTGTGCTTTACCATATATCATGCTTTGACTCATAGCAGTGAGTGTGTTGATTAGAGATGTATCAGTGGTAAATACCTGCATTACACAATCATTGTTACCACCGCCAATACGAACTAAAGATGGCGCATTTGTTCTTGAGTTTTTGTAACCACTACCACCCGCAGTAACTGTTACTGTGTGTATTTGGCCTTGAGTAGTGCTGATAGTTACTACAAGACCACTTGCGCCGGGACTTGAGATACTTGTAGTAGCGACCCCCGTAGTTGTGCCTGATGGGTAACCAGTTCCTTGTTGTCGCAGCATTATGTTGTTACCACCTAATGGTTCAATTCTTGTTACTATTCCTTTGACTGGCTCTAACATTTCATTTGCCATACTGTTGGCTAAGTTGTGTGCGTAAGCACTCTCCATGAAGTTAGAGTGTTGATTACTTCTGATGTATTTGTTCTGCGAAGGGAAACCGTTTGCTACATCTATTTGAGTAATGTATGGGTTTTGAGCACCACCGTTGTATTTGATTGAATAATTACCCAAGTCAATTTCATCTGTTCCATCTGCTACATTGAGTGACGATGATAGCCTTTCAAAGCCTAACTCAGCGGCTTTTGGTGAGGTTTGAACTTGCATGTGAATATCTTGAAATGCGATGAACTCACGGTCATGTGCTACATCATAGAGAAGCACACGAGCATGTCCTTCTGTAGCAAGATATGGGTCAAGGTAAGCAACTTTAGGTGGAGAAGAAATACCAAGATTTGTGTAATTTAGTTCAATTGTTTTATTGACATGTTGAACAAAGTTACGAGCAGTCTCTATACATGAATCCCCAATTAAGAAGTTTTCAAGCGGTATTGAATCACGAGGATTATCATTTAGCAATCCTTTACCACCGTTGAATCCACGCCACACTAAAGCCTCGTTAAACACACCTCTACTCTTAGCGAATAATCCCTGAACAGCGTGTGGGTTGTTGTAAGTCATGTTTGACCAAACTGTGTCACCACTTCGTAAACCACCTTGAGCAAATGGATATACCCAAGTTCTGTTTAATAAAGCAGCATCGTCATTCTTCATAATGTCTTGACAACCGACTCTTAGGAAAACATTGATGTCAGCACTACCTGCTGCATTTGAAAGAGCGTCATCAAACGCTGTTTGATTATCGGCTGGAATGGCTGATTCAAGATAAATCCAAGAATCCGCTGTCGCATCGGCTGGATTGAAATGAACTGCGTTCTCTTGAATATCGGTTACTTGACCTAACAAAATAGAGCGAATAGAGTCACTTGTCCCACGACACTCTTCGGCGTAAACATAATCTCCAACTTGAAGATTCAAATGAAGAGTGTTTGCTTGAACAAGTTCACTTCTTGTAGTAGTTGTTATTGTGAACGCTGTTGTGTTTTGTCTTTGGGTAATTTTCCAAGAAGCAGAGTAGTGAAGAGGTCTTGCTGAGTTTGACAAATTAAGATTGTCATTCAAGGCTATGTTGTATTTATCTGATGCAAAATGAGTATCAAAACCCTTTGACACTAATACAGCCTGTTCCCCCTTCAATGTAGCGTTTTTAAGGTATGATGGGGTGGTTGAACTTTCTTTAGTCCTAACAATGATACTTGATAAACTGTCATCAGCAGCGATACCCCCTCCGACTTTAACTCTGTTACCTTCTCCGAAGAAGACAAAGGTATTACCCGCTGCTTCTAAAGTGTAATGAGCATGACCTATCTCCCAAGTATACAAGGCAGCATTAACAAACGAAGGTGGATTATCTACATTTGGGAACAATTCTACATCTTCTTGACTCATGATTAAGTGAGCGTAACCTGTGTAAACAGAACCATTCATAATAGGTTCAACATTGAGAATAGTCCCACTGGCTCTGCGGGTTTGTGTTTTTGCTGCGTGAGGATTAGAAAGAGGCCCAGCCTTGAACTCTACAGCACTCACATATTGTCGTAGTCCGTAGTCAATGTTACCACCTTGCGTTTTCACACTCGCTTGGTCATAGTAATACTCGCTTCTGTCTTCAAAGTCAGCAGCGGAGTTAAGAGCGTCACCCTTTAGAGGAACTAAAACTTCTGAGTCGTATGCATTACCAATTAAAAGTGGTAGACCAATACCGTTATCTGTAATTTCACTAACAAAGTTTTCAGAAACAAAAGATGTTTGTTTTACTACATTCAGATACCCGTCTACAGTTGGGTCGTTAGAGTAAATACACCACTCTCCCGAAGGTAAGAATGCCCTACGATACAACACTACATTATCTACATTGAAGTAAACAGCCCCAGTAGTTACACCAGCGGGGAAAACTTTTGGATTGCTTACATAAACTTTGTAAGCAGCATCGGTAGTTTCAAAATTGACAATGTTAGATTGATTGTTTTTGTTGTCGGTAAGGATGCTCTTAGCATAAGCACCAAATGCGCTTCTATCTGCTGGAGGCAGGTCTTGGTATCTACGACCAACTGGAGAAGGATTCCATGTATGAGCCGTCATAGTAGGGTCAATGTGTAGTTTCAAAGAATTGTCGGGGCTGGGGTAACTGTTCTCAAACTTGTTAGCAAAGAACTGTCCTTTGAAGAGAGGGATTTCAACTAACGCACGAGTAGAAGCAAACTGAGTGCCAAGTTGATAATCATGTGATACATTGTCCATTGATTGAAACATTCTGTCATTCACAGTGCTACCATCTGATTGTAGGTTTTCTACAAAGAAGTGACCGTCTCCCATGATTACTTCACCAAGAGGAAAGTCTTGATTTTGTGTCCCAGTGAGAGCGTTAGCATTGGTGCAAAGACCACTACCAACAACCCACTCTTGGAATGTAGTCACTACGGTGTTGTTTGGTAGTATGTATCTTCTTGTTGAAAGGTTAGAATCTACAAAATTAAAGCAAACACCAGTTTTACTACTGTATTCTGCGTTTGCTCCATTTTTAAGATATATACGCCCGATTTCAGGGAATGGATATGTCCCCCAACTTTTCAAATCTTCAGACTCGTTGTTTAGAGGCGATACTTCAATAAATTGAGTATTGTTAATTGAGTTCCTATCTACTCTTATCTTGGTAGCAAGACATGAGAATCCTCTACGAGTGCTATATGGTAGGTGTGCCAGTGTGCTGCGGTCAAAAGAAGGTTTAGTGTCAAATGCTCCTTGGCCCACGCCACCGAGCGTTACACTCACCACAGGGGCGTTAGGGTCTATTTCTTTGACTACATGCGAGTCAGGGCTACCTGAGCCTAATTCATTGATGCTACGGGTTGCTGCTACATCAGAAAGTCCTACGCAGTTTACTGCTGTAAAACGACCTTCATCGCTTTCAACTTCTTCTACGCCACGCAATTTTGTGCGACCCATCAAGAACATTACACAGGCGATATTGCTCTCTTCTCTGTCTTTGGTAGAGTAAACATATTGCAGTTGGTTTGTTCTTCTTCTGTCAGAGGGTTGAACATAGAAACGGTGATTAGAACTTAGTTGATTTGAAACTTCAACATTGTCAATGATGTCAAAGAACTCATGTATAGCAGAGGCTGAAGAAGTGATACCCTCGTCAAATTGCCCCGCACTTGGGCTACCCTGAACTTTATGCGGAACTCTACGAGCAAACTCTTCTGTGATGTTAGCCCCGCCCTTAACCTCTACTCTCTCCATAAAGAGGCGATGAAATACTGAGTCGTGGTCGGCTTTTGATGTATGAGAAGCATTGACATTCTGTGGTGTGTTATTACCAATATCACCAGTGGCTGTAAAGTTTTGAGGCGTGAGTCGCTCATCTAATTCAACATCAGCCTCAAATCCTTCGCTGTTGTCACCGACGAGGGAGTGACTGAAATTAACTGAGCCTAAGTTTCCTTCTTTTGATTTACCAACATCTATGTAACCACCAGCGGCGTAAAGTGTTGCGTTACCAGCAGCAACATCAGTTGCTATGTCATCGTAAACATACCCACCGCCTGAAACAGAAACATTACTCGCTGGGACTGTTTTTTCCACCATAAGCATAGGTGAAGTTTTACTCATTGAAGCACCTGTAAAATCTATAGCGTTGTAGTGAACTTCAACATAAGGAGCAAGCCCACGAGTAGCGAGAGTAGGGACATGTAACAACGCTACTCTACTCTTACTGGATGGGTGTAGGTGAAACTTGCGAAGGTTAGAATCAATAGCATCTAATGTCAAAGGTGCTGGCCCTTTGAGAAGGAATGGGAATGGGTCAAAATCAGCAGCACTTGTGCTCACCCCACCAATGGATATGAGTTTTCTACTCGCACCACTAAGTCCGTTGTTTACAACTTCATGAACAGCGCTTGAGTTCACCACATCAGTGATTTCAAATTGTGCCACATCACGGTAGTAATCTACTCTTGAGTTAATTGGGAATAAATCTTTGATTCCTCTTGTTCTTTCGTCATACATTAAGGTTAGAATATCCGAGTTACCAGCCTGTTGGTCAAGTCCTTCTTCATTAGCACGAGGCATGTTTCTCAAGTAATGGTGACCATCAACATGGTTCAGTATGTGACGACCCGAATGACCTACTTGAAACGACTCATCTAAGTCTGTAGGCCACACTACAGCGAATGGGTTTTCTGTATCAACAGTGGTTGTAGCCATGCGACTGGAATACACCATAGCATGTTGCTCAAACTTACCTTCGTCAATTAACATTTGACCTGCTCTATCAATCAGTTGTGTAGCAAGATGAGGAGGTTGGTAAGGCCGACCTGTGCCGTTTTCAATTAAAGAGTCAGCCGAGATAACTACAAACGAGTTTGCCCCGTTCCCTGCGATGTGAGTTGAATGAAGAATAGGGCGCAGTCCGTTTACATTGGTAGTTGTTTTGAAATCTAAGTGGACACTTGACACCAATAATTTACCATTGTTGATGTCTATGCTATGAAGCCTCACACGCTCAGGTGGTTTTTGATTAGGCTTCTTAGTGGTCTGATTGATTGAGCCGGGGTTAATGAGGAGATTGTAAGGAACATGAGGAACGAGATGGTTTTGTGTAGTGCCGGGGTTTGTGTATCGGTCAATAACTGAATACACACCAGTGGAGTAAGGAGAGACTGTAAAATCAACAGAACTGTCTGTGACCGTTTTCCCAGTCAAAGAGTTAGCCAAAGCCTGTGCGTTAGTAGACCCAATAACAAGGGCAGTGAGATTGCTCTCTGCTGAGGTGCTGGTAATAGTGTAGACATCTTTCAACGGAGTCACTGGTTCTTCAAACCTAAACAGAGAGATTGTATTATCTCCCGCTAACGCAGGGTTACGAGACTTCATTTCATTATTGAACTGAGCAGTAACATGAATGCATTCAATGATACCTCTAAAGTCGCCACCTTTACCTCCAATGAAAACATGTGAGTTATTTTTAGTCAGTTTAGCATCAGAGGGAATCATTTGCTGTGCAACTAAATCCCCGTTTACATAGATTTGAACACTACCTTTGTTTAGACCAACAACAATGTGATACAAGGGTCTTTGACTAAGTGATAACGATGTTGCTTTATCTTTACCAGCATCAAAGCGGTTATACGAATCATCTAACCCACCAAATGTGTTCACTGGATATACATGACCATCGTAGTTGTTTGTCTCAGGTAGGGCTGTTCGTAGCAATACTTTCATCTTACCAACAGAGGAGTCTATGTTTGCTTCAAACTCAATTGGGCCGGGAGTGTCTACAGTCCCCATGCTCAGTTTGAATTGACCCTCTTTCATGAGAATCACGCCACCACAGTCAGGGACTACCCATGCTTCTATTCCGAGGCCACCACCCAAAGCGTCAGCGATAACACCGTCACCGTAGTTTGTAGATATAACATCAGAAGAACTCTTGTGAGTATCATCGTAGTCTTGTCCAATTCTACTGAAACTACCTTGGGGGATAATTACACCATCGCTTACACCATCAAACAGCAAAGCGTGGTTGGATTGTAACATGATAGGCATTTTTTCACCTCAAATAATCATGTCAATTGGTGCAAAGACCATTTGGTATGTGTAGTGCTGCTCTCCAGCGTTGTAGCCAATGTCCAACTTTTGAATAGTGCCTTGAATACCCGTTGTGTCGTCACCAGTGTCAAACTCTACATTAGCATCGCGCTCGTTAAAATCAGATATTTTATCATTTGTTGATTTGAAAATACCTGTGCGTATCAAAAAGTTACGAATAGCATACTTTTTACCATTGTCAGCAGTAATCATTGAGTTATAGGGAATCTGTATTCCAATAGGATAATCACCGTTGAACATGCTCTTCATACCTAAAAGTAATCCAGCACCACCACCCGCACCAGCACCTGCTGCTAAAGCACCAGCAGCAGCACCACCTGTTGCAGCGGTGACAGCAACAGCAGCAGCACCCATTATTGCTCCTACTATTATAGCAGCAGTGCCTCGGTCTGTGTTGTGTAGAATCCCATACAAGTCTTGCACTTTGTCTCCACCCGACTTTGGACTGCTGGTAGAGGCACTTGAGCCTCCTGTGAAAGACAGATGATAAGGGTTGTAAGACGAACTGTTAGTAAAAAATACAGTGTCAAGCCTTGTCATTTTACCAGTGGTGGTTTGTGTGAGTGTGAGTTTTGAAGAGCCAGCAGCGGGGACAAACTCTGATGTAGACGCTACGGCTGAGATAGAAGAATTAAGATGACTTGCACCTAACGCTGTAACAACAGACGCTGCCATTTGAGCAGGGGTAAGGTAGTTAGTAGGATGTATGAAAATTGTTGTAGTCCCACTATCTGTGTTTACATTTGAAACACCCGGATTTGAGTAATCTAAAGATGCCGATGATGAAAGGTCATTGGTAGCAAAATAGATTATTTTGTTTGAGTTATCATGTTTATCAAGTAATGTGAGTTTTGAAGCACCAGTGGCGAGGTTTTCAAATATAGAGTTTGGCACTTGAGTAAACTTTCCAACTGATGATAAGTCAGAGTGATTGACAGCAAAATCTATTTGTGCGTTTGCACCAGTAGCCGCTGTGTTTCTTCTATTCACATCATCATCGGTAAAGATACCTTCAATGACAATAGTAGAATTAACCATGTTCAAATCAATCCCCATTCTTTTTCCACCCATAATAGGTAAAGGCATACCACCCACTTTACGCTCTACACTGAGAGCAATAGAAAGAGCCTGAAGTTCCATCGGAGGGAAAACATCAGCACCAAGACCGAATATCCCATTAAGATGACCAGCATCAAAGTGAAGGCGAATAGGTGTTCCGTAGCCGTCACTCATCTACCCGACCTCATTGTTGAGCCACCGCTTGCACGAGCAATCTCTTGCTGAATGGCGCTACTCATTTTTCTTGCGAACTCACGCTTGTCAGTTCGGTCTGTCATACCTGAAGGATTGATGGTAATGTTGTAAGTGTTTCCGCCTCCACCACCGCCACCGCCTTCAAGTTCTACAGGAATAGAGCGACCACCCGATAGAGGCACAACGGCTTCTGTTCCGTGAAGCATAACTGGGTAACCCGATTCAGGGCCACTCACTACACCACCTTCTGCGAATCCGAGCATGTCTAATCCAGCACCAATGAGTTCACCACCAGCGCTTACCAAGTCCATGATAGCATCAACAACTGGTTCTAAGACTCCCCATATTAAGTCAAGAACATATTCAAAGGCATCAAAAATTGGTTTGAGAATGTTTGACCATACCCAGTCAAAAGCATCTCCGAGTTCATCCCATACGAGTTTGATTGCGCCTATCCCGGCCTCCATACCCGGCCCTACTTTATCCCATAGAGCGCCAATGGTGTTATCCCAAACTGTTTCCATTCCACCAACGAGTAAGTCCCATGCGCTTTTTATAGCGCTTATACCAGTTTCAATTGGTGGGCCTACAGTGTCCCAAAGAGGTTTAACGACACTGTTCCAAATCACTTCCATACCATCCATGAGGCCATCCCATGCAGTTCCTATGAGTCCTATACCAGCCTCAATTGGTGGGCCGACTAAATCCCAAAGTGGTTTAATGACATTGTTCCAAATCAACTCCATACCATACATGAGTCCATCCCATGCTAAACCAATAGCGGATATACCAATTTCAACAACTGGGCCGACTAAATCCCAAAGAGGAACGATGATATTGTCCCATGCTAATTTCATAGCATCCATTAGCAAACCCCATGTTACCCCTAACAGGTCTAAACCTACTTGGATAACTGGGCCTACCAAATCCCATAGAGGAACTATGACTTCATTCCAAGCCAAATCTAAGCCTGTCATTAACAAGTCCCATGCAATTTTTAGACCATCAAACGCTAAACCCAATGTGTCTGATACAAAATCAGCGATTGTCTGTATGATTGGCTCAGCGACAGCCCATAATTCGTCAAAAACTGGCTTGATATTTTCATCAAACCAGTCTTTCACTACCTGAAACTTCTCTTTGATAAATGCGATTGCAGAACCAAAAGCACCAGTAACTGCTGATATAGCAGCACCGAAAATACCACCAAGAGCACCAAAGATACCTGAGACTGCACCTGCTCCGCTTGACAACCCACTAAGGGCTACGGTCAGGCCAGCCAGTGCTACCATCAGAAATCCTCCGTGTTTAAGAAATCGTAGTCAAGAGAAACCGTTTCTCGGCTACCACTTTTTGAAGACTGATTGGCTCTTTTGTTTGCCTTCTCTTCTTCTTTGCGACCCACAATAGCCCATGTGTAAGATTGGTAGAACTGTTGTGGAGTCATTTCTTGCACCTCTTTGATTGATATACTGTAATGTTTTGCTACTATGTATGCTTTCATTTCAAGAGAGAGTTCTAATTCGGCAGGGGTGTTGATAACTTTGCGACTGAGAAAACTCTCAATCACTTGTTCCCGCCTTTGGTAAACCCCCCTGACATCATCTCTCCAAGTTCGTTTGGACTTGGCAATAATGCAGAGATTTGCTCACCAACATAGCCTTTGAGTTTCATGAGTTCATCAGTAGAAAGATTAGGGTTAGTTCGCACTACCCAGTTTGTGAATGCGTATTTGTAATAGCCTTCAAGATTTAGAGACATTTCACCAGTTTTTGAGATATTGAACATTTCTTGAGCCGCTTTTTGAATGTCAAAGAAAGAAACATCACGAATCCAAACCTCCATGACCACATCAGGGTCATCGGGGTCTACACCGATTTCGTGTTTCTGTTCGTCATTCCGTCTCATTAGTAGGTTCTTGTTTTGTATCACTGTTGTCATCTGTCTCACCATTGGTCATAGCCGCTTCGTCAGCGGGGATGTCCGACTCTTCTTCAGCAGCCGCTTCTTCAGCAGGGGCTTCAGTTTCTGTCGGGGACTCGGATATACCCTCGTCATCACGCTTCAAGCGTAGTGCGAGTTCTGCCTTTGTGCCGTAGACTGGTAGCCCACGCTCTTTACAAAGTGCCTTTAATTCTTTGACGGTCATAGCGTCATAAGTAAGTTCTGTTGGAAAATCTTCACTGTCACCAATGTCTTCAGGTGTAACAAGTTCTGATGCTGCTTCAAATACCTCTTCAGGTAGCACATCAATGACCTCTTCTACGACCACTGGCTGCAAAAGTGCATCAACTGCCTTTTCAATGAGATGCAGTGAACCCTTTTTACCAGCGCTAACAATGTCTCCCTCAGTAACACCCACTTGCGATGCATACCAATGAGCATACTCGTCGTGAGATAATTTGTTGTAATGATTGGCTCTGATGGATGGTGTAAGCATGATAGTCGCCTCAAGAGTGTAGTAGCGTGTCTGTTGCGACCACACGCATGGCCTTTGGTAGAATCTTCAATGGTGCTTTGATAACACCTTTGTCTTCAGGGATTGGTAGCGGCGCTTCTGTGATGTAGAAGTCATCTAACAAGATGTCAATGCTCTCACGACTACCCGCTGTTCCCGGCTTGGTAAAAGACAAACGAATCTGATTAGCAGTAGAAGCCTCGTGGTCTACTGCTCTACGAACCTTGTGATAGAACACTGGGTCATCAACAATAATTTCACAGTCCATTGTATACTCTGTCTTACCTTCTACAGCAAGAGAAGCGTTACGAGCACCACCGAATGGGATTTGGTCTGTTTCGTTGTCAGTAATAGCAGCACCATTGATAGTGTAGAATTGTTGAACTCCAGTGTTACCAGTGATGGTAAAGGAAACAACTTGTCCGAGTGTAACACCAGCAATAGTTACAGTTCCGTTGTAGAACATGTATGGCTTCTGTGTGCCTTTTTCAATACCAGTTGCTTTTCTTTCAGCGTCTGTATTGTTTTCTTCAAACATACGATGAGCCATGTATCGGTCACCTTTTGTTCCACTTGAATAATTAGTTGCAGACCCGCTGGTTTCAAGACGACCAGTATCTGTGTAGCATAGCGCTGAATCAAAGTTTACGCTCATACGAAGAGCAGCATCTGTATCGGCTGTCAAGGAGAAGTCCTTGACTTTACATCCCTTGTAGACACGAGTGAGTTGCTTCGGGTCAGAAACTCCGCCGTCAGTGACATCAGCAACAGAGCCTTCAACATCTCGGCGGCGAATACTTACTTCTACCGCAAACGAAGGAACGCTACTGCGAGAATACAAACATCGTGTAACACCACGAGTAAGTGCTCCTGTTGCAGCACGATGAGGGCTACCAGTTGAAGCAGTTCCATCATCGTCAAAACGAATGAATCTCAAAGGAGTGCTTGTGGCGTGAGGGAAACAAAGAGCATCGTCAAGCCAAATGTTTGTTCCATTGATAGCGGCGATACGACGAATCTCTTGTTTTTGAGTTTGGTCAAAGTAATCTTCACCACCGATACCACTTACACCGAAGGCTTTGTCAGCACCTAAAGTGCCAGCGTTACTGTAAGTAATGATGTCTTCTAAGTTAGCATCTTTGAACAAAACATAGTCACCAGCACGAACATTTGAAGCAGCATCTGTGTTAGTGACAGTTACAGTAGCGTCTCCACCACCAACCGCAGCGAGTGTAATTACATCTCCGATTTTATACCCAGTTCCACCTGCGGTGATAGTAGCAGAATCAAGGATTCCACCACTACCTGTGCTCTCAACTGCGTTAAATGTAGCACCCGACCCAGTTCCACCTGTAGGGTTAGGGACAGCGGTTGTAGCACCGTTAGGATAACCTGTTCCAGCGTTTGTTAGTGAAATACCAGTAATTACACCGGGGAAGTTAAACTGAACAGAAGAATTATCCAAAGTCACTAAAGTCTCACCGATTGAAGTTGCTGCTGCGAGTGTTCTATCAGTAGCGATTAAACTATCAAATTGGTCACCAACTGAAACAGACTCCATACCAAGAGCGTAATACAACCAACGAGGATTGTGTAGATTGACCTCAAATGAACCACCTTCATTTAGGAAACGACCCGGCACTTGAATTGCCGTATCACGGCCAAGTCCCACGATATGGTATCGCTTGAGGTCTACCTTTGTTTCAGGTAGTGTAAGAGTGGCTGCAAGACCGAGGAATTGGTCAGTAAGCACACGCTCACTACTGCTCGCTGCTGTGACATTCCACCCACCCATGTTTGCGTCAAAAGTAGGAGTTCCAAAAGAAGAAATAATCAAAGTATCATTAGTGTTTGAATCAACAAGTCCTGTTTTCAAAGCAGGTGTAACGGTGAGTTCAGTTTTATTAGTGCTGTGATTTTTATGCTCCATAATTGTGTATGTGCGCCCAGTATCGTGAGAATCATCAGCGCCAAAATCACCCTTACCAATAATAGAAAGCCTACATCCAACCAGCATACCGACTGGGTAGAGTAAAAGACCACCAACACAAGGAGTAGAAGCATCGCCTCCTGTGAACTTAATTACACTGGTATTTGCTGAATCACTTTTACTTGCGTGAGTAAACTTGAACGACCCCGCATACCCATGTGGTAGTTTCAATCCTGTCTCGTGACCGAAGGCAACCTCGGTCAAATCTCCTTTGTATACTGTAGATGGCATGTCCGTTCAACTCAAGGCACTAACTCCGCAAAGATAACTACTTCTATCTGAAAGGTCATCCGAAATAAAACCTTTGACCTATCGGAGAGGTCAGTGCGAGTCTTGTATACCATACGGTCAAAGTTCACACCATCCCCTTTTCTTACAGAGTGAATGAGGCGGCGTATCTCGTTTTCCATAGCCTGAAGATGTTTTCTCCCCTTGGCTGTGCGAGCGTCTACCGTGATATTTAGACGAGTTGTGACAAAATCATAGAATAATTCAGGGGCTTCTTCGTTATGCGCCGTCTCATAACATAAGATGTAATCATGGCGGGATAAATCAATCCTTTTTCCTCGCTCAGCACCTACTGTGGCGATGTCAGCGATGACTGGTTTGATGTTTCCAGTGTTACCACGATTCCAGTTCTCCAATGTGGAGACAACCATATCAAGAGATTCAGTAAATGTAGCAACCATGTTATCACTCCGCCTTCATTTTCTTGTATTTTGTCATGTCGGGGACTAACATCCCGCCTGAAAACTTGAGTTTTTTCTCTTGAAGTAATGGTGATTCACGAAGCATACGCTCATCAGCACGCTTTAAGGCAGCATCAATTGCTCCTTGAGGCGCTGGTTTGTTGTTTTGTCGGTAGCCTTCTTCAGTTTTCATGATGTTTTCCATCCCTAATTCCTGTGCTTCTACCTTGTTTCTGTAGTTTTCAGGTCTTTGGGTGATAACCATTCGGAGTTCCTCTTGATATTTTGGGTCTGATAACTCAGCGGTCAGCATCTCCAAAAACTCATCTTGAGGCCCACTTACCATAACGCATCACTCAAAGACAATAATTTCAATATAACGGGCTAAGATAGAATCAACTTCAGACTTCAATAATTGAATCTTAGAAGTCAAGTCTACATTTTGTGTGCCTTCAGGAATTAGAACGCTTCTGTCATCCGACATCAAGACATCACAAGCCACCATCTTTGTAGCAGCCTCTTCTATAGCCTTCTCAAGATAACGCTCACCATAGATGTAAGAGCACTTAATTGCATTCCATTCAAAGAAAGGATAAGAGTTGTTGAAGTAAATGACACCCATTTCATGGTCAAGCCACCAGTCACGCAATCGTGCGTTGTCGCCTAAGTTACTACCACCTTGAAGGTCAATCCTCATGGTGTTTTGAGTAATTGTTCCTGTAATATCACTTAATGTAGAACTTGTTCCTGTATCTACGATGGTGCATCCTGTAAACGATGTAAGAGTTTTATTTGTATACTGGAATACATCACCACTTGCGTCTACTGCTACACCAGCGTGAGTAAAACCGCCAGTATTTACAACATTGATTACAGTAGGTGCTGCGCTACCATCGTAACTGACAAAGGCGGTGCTATGTGTAGAAACTTGAGAGAACTGAATGTTGTCATCAGTAGACACAATAGAACAAGATTCACCACCTTTACCTGCACGCATGGATGTCATCTTTACTTGTCCAGTTCCGTAATCGGAGTTAGCGGTAGCGAGGAACTCGTTATTGAGTGCTACATTTTCTGTAGAACCCTCCAGTGTGTATGGTGGAGTAAAAGCCAATGCTGCTTTAGATACTCTGTCTTCTTTGTTAATGAGGTCAGCAAGATTCTGTGCGGTAGTAGCAGCGTCAAAGTCAGCACGCCACTGTGTAGAACCAGTTCCTATTGTTAGTGTAGCAGCAGCACCGTTACCCGATGACACCACGATAGAGCCTGAGAGTGCTCTGACATCTTCAGGCATTTTGATACGAGCCTCAGAGGTAGCAATCTCTCTGTAATCGTCACCCTGCCATAGTTCAAGGCGAAGGATTTGCTGGATATTCCTGAAAAGGAGGGGTGCTGTGCCGACATAATCCGTATAGTATCGTCGGCGGTATGGTTTGTAAGTATCAAAATTGATGTATTCAGCACTCACGAGATAAGGTCGCCAAGCGTTGTGTGTTAGATTGTCAATCTTATCTTGAGCCTCTTTGATACGAGCCTCAACAACTGAGCGCTTCATACCACGAGTTTTGCCGTTGGTAAACGATGCTGTGTTTTGAACATAGGCGTTATCGGCTGCTTGATAATCAGCAGCAGTGATAACATCAGCAAAATTGAGTTGAACCCCACTGGCGCTGCTACCAATTGATGTTATGACTCTCTCTGTTCCCAATGGGTCAGCGTCGGAGTAAATTAGAATGGTGTCATCTTTTTGAAATCCCACAGTTCTGTAATCAGCACCAGTAACAAATACTGCGTTAGCAGTGCTGTCAGCACTGACTAAAACGGCTTCCTGTGGGCCTATTGAGAGGAAATCTGCAACTTTCTGTGCAGTGGTATAGACAATAGCCGAAGGGTCAAGTGGGCGTGTTTCAGCCTCACCGGGATTGAATACTATTGGCACTTCTTTTCATCCCCCGTTACAAAACACTTCTTGGTTTCTTTTTCATCCTCATCAACTTTTTTTGACTCAACATCAAACCAAGTATCAAGGAATGTGCAACGGGTCATGCTCTCGCCTCCTCGTCTATAGAAGCAAGGTTGTATTCCATTGGTTTATCACAACTACCACATGTTTCTCGCCACATAAAATGAAGCATACCACAATGTTGGCAACGAGTGCCTGAGCCGATGTTCAAAACATCGCTGGCCTCAAGATTACGCTTACGCTGTTGTGAAGTAATACCCTTGAGTGGGTTTTCTTCGTCAATAACTTTACCGAGTAGAGTCTGTGCGTCGGAACGAATGCCTTGTTTTTGAAAACGCTCAATATCGCTCAGGTCAATTGATTGCTCGGCTAACGACATACATACTCCTCACACTCAACTGGTAGTGACAAATATGTAAATGTTACCAAGAATAAGATGTGGGTCGCACGATACACAAGTGTTACCACCTATAGCGGTGCTGATAGCAGTTGCTACAGCAGTAGTTGTGGTTGAATCATTGAAATCCTTCGGCGGAAAAGGCCCAAGAATTGATACAGTCGTTGTCATCTCTCGTCACCTCAAGAGCGACGACCAATTGCGACAAAAGTTCCACCAGTGGTTTGATGTCCAACCAAGAATGGTGCAACTGAGATAGTAGAGCCGGAAAAGGTTGCGATGTCAGGGAAAGTTCCATCAACTGCGGCGTAAGTAGTGCCACCAGCAATATCAATCTCCTTAATCTTACCAAGATTCCCTGCTGTCGGGTTTACAATAACACCATCAATTTCAGCAAGTAGACCTGTGAGGACTATACTCGTATCTGTTGCGGCGTATGAGCCTGTTACAATCATTCGGTCACCAAAGTAGGTTGGTCGTGGGTCAATAGTTACTGCCATTATTCTTCATCTCCTGTTGTTTCTTCTTCTGCAAGACTCTCTTCAACAAGAGCCTCAGTTTCTTCTACACCATCGGGACTCATTACAGTCTCCACGAGTGAAAGAAGAGTGGTTTTTGTTGCGTAGCCTTTTGGCTTGATGTCGTAGTTTGAAAGCCACTTTGCGATGTCAGCACGACCCCATGTTGAATCGGGGACACCACTCAAGTCAGATTTAGAGTCAGCAATTTTAGAGGCTTTGTAACCTTCAATTGTGTAGTCTGCACCAAGTCTAAACGCATACTTATCCAACCAAGCGGTTGTAACTTCACGAGGCTGATGCCTAATGAAATCAGGGTGCGTAGGGTCAATGTTTCCTGTAGACCAAGAGCGACCAGTGTATGTTACTGTAGGCACTTAAAGCACCTCAGTTGTAAAGTATCATTACAGATGTGACATTCGCTGCGCCACTCAAGTATTGAAGAGTTGCAGTCACTCCAGTAAAGGATGCTCCGACTGCTACTGCTCCTGCACCAGCGTCTGTTGCCATAACGCTTAGAATTGCTGTTGCTCCTCCAAGAATGATTGTTTCGCCGTCACCGCCACCAGTGACATTAAACAATGCCATCTTAGGTGCTGGGTCGTAGCCGTTTGCTCCATCGCTGTTAGAAGCGTTGAAAGTTCCCGGCCCACCGCCGGGGTATGAAACATCTGCTGCGCCGTCAAGCCACTCGGAAGTGTCTGCTGACCCTGCTCGTAGTTCCCAGTTACCCACAAGGGTTGCTGTTGCTGTTCCTGTAATCGTTAGTTCTGTTGCCATATCAAATCATCTCCATATTTTTTTTGTTTTTGTGTCCTCACTTCAAGTCACGAATGCTCGCTTGTGCTCCAAAGAAAGTTGTCCATACTTCACCCATTGTTCGGTAAAGTCCCTCTTGACCGAGGCGGTTGATTGCGAATGGGTCACCAGTTTCAATACCGGATTCAAAGTATTGTGTAGGAATCGCAGTGCTGAAATACATGTAGTCAGTATCAAGGAGATACATACGGCTTAGACCGTCTTTCTTCATGTCCTTGGTAGGAATGATTGGCACACCGTTGTAGGTAGCGACAATGAAACCTGCTTCAATGCCCGGAACACCCTTAACACCGTTGTAGGTAGGGGTCACACGCTTTTCCTCCATGAAACGCTGTTGCGCTTGTAGAAGTTGTTGAAGACGCATCAAAGTGTCATATCCAGTTAGAATGACCTTTGGATTACCACCACGCTCCCAAACTTGCTGGAAAATGGTGTCCAAGTGGTCAAGAGAAAGAACACGCTGGTTTGCAGCCTGAGCATCAGCAGCACAGTTCACTTCAGCGTTAGCCCAAGCGTTGGTTGCACGAGCGATGCTGTAGATGTCCAACTTAGAAGCAGCGTCTACATGCTCGTTTCCGCCAGCAGTCCTTAGACCAGTAACACCTGCGCCAGCGCCGTCACCAGCAGTGATTCGGTCAAGTGATTCAAAGTTGTTACCAGCAGCGGTATCAGAATCAATGAGAAGCATCTTGTTTACCATTTCTGCGTGGTGCTTACCCATTTCTTCTTTGAGAACTGAGCGCATGTCACCCATACCGTCATCCTTGTCAGCAAGGAAAACAGCGACTTCGCTGACATCAAAAGAGTGAGCGATTGTCTTAGGCTTTGCAGCAACATGTTGGAAAACAGGTTTAACAGTTTCAGGCAGTGTGCCGTTCTCTGCAATACCACCGTGAACAACACCAGCGTTTGGCTTGTCGGTAATGACTCGCCATCCACTGCGTTCCCATGGTTTCTTAGGTAGAATTGAGAATGCGTTGAACTCTTGGTTCAATTGTGACCATACCTTGCGCCCGTAGATTGCTTGGTATGTTCCAGCAGTTGTGCTGAGCATTGGTGAATCCGATTTTAGAAGTTCGCTACCAGTGTAGGTGTAACCCATTGAGTTACCTGCTCCGTAGTAGTATCGCTCCATGTCGCTGACTGTTCTTACATAATTTCGTGCCATTTCATTTCATCTCCATATTTTTTTTTGTTGTTTTGTGAGTTTTCACTCGCTGCGGTATAGCCCTCCAGCCAGTTGGTGAACTTCTTCCCAACTCATGTTAGCCAAGTCTTGTGTGCTTGGCACTTCAAGAGCAGGTGTTGAAACGGATTTAGCAATCATTTCGCCGTTACCGTTTGAAAAGTTGTCAATTCGGTCATTGAGTGCTCCAAGAGCCTTCATGACTTCATCAAGAGGAGCACGAGCATCAAAGTTTTGTGCTTGTGCTTTTGAGATTTCTTCGTGAGTTTCTTGTGCAAAGCGACCCTCAAAGTTGTGTTCAAGAGACTTACGGAACTCTTCTTCTTGCTTTGCAGCCTTGAAAACTCCGTATGCTTCTTCAATTCGGTGTGAATCAATGCCGTGTCCTGTAATGAAGTCAGACTTTGCGACATCTTTCTTGCCACCGCCGCCAGTTGTGCGAGCGATTGCGTTAGTAGATGGGTTGCCTCCTTCTTGAGCACGACCCTTAACTTGTCCAGCAAAGTAATCAGCACCATCGCCAATTGATTCAGGCGTAGAACCGAGGTTTGCTTTTGCGACACCATCAAAGTGTTGTCGTGCAGCACCAGTGTTCACACCAGCGGATTTGAGAGTGTTTTCCATCCAGTCAAGATATTCAGATGTAATGACATCAGAGAACTCAGACTTTTCTTTGTCGTCTTTGTCATCATCTTTCATTTCTTTCTTGTCATCTTTGGATTCTTTGTCGTCGCCCTTGCCCTTTTTCTTGTCCATAGCGGCTTGTAGCGCAGGGGGTAGTTCTCCTTTCTCCATAGAGTCCAGTCGGCCTTCTAAGCGGCTCAATACATCGTTCATTTGTTCCATTACTTCATCAGTCATTTTGTTCACCTTGTTTTTGTCTTGTTTTAGTATGTTGAATGTTGCTTCGGGGTTAATTCCTTTTTCACAGATTGTTATTTCGTGTAGTTCTAATTTTGAGATTTCTTGATATGAGCCGTGTGTGGTGTCGCTTTTGTTTACTCTTTTGAATGCTTGTCCACCTATACTAAATCCAGCCAAATTGCCTTTTCGTATTTCGGATGCTACTTCTCGTGCCTTTTCAATGTCATTTCGTAATTTTACTACTACAAACATTCCGGCATCGTCTACTTCGCTTTTCCACATCCTCCCTTGGTTATCTGTATAATTTGTTATTACTTCTCCGACTTGTATATTTGAGTGTGCTAATTGAACATTTCTATATTTTGGGTCGCTCATGTATTTTTTGAATGCGTCTTTTAGTGCTGTGCGTGTAATTAAGTCCCCTTGCTTATCAACTAATTCTACTGATGCATAACCTGCAACAATGAGGTCGCTCCCTGCTTTGAGGAGCGAGATGTTTCTGCGCTGAGTTCGTAACACACTAATTCCCTTTCTGTCTGTTCACCTATATGAATAAAACTCTAAGCCTCATAATCCGATTCTGCTTCATAAGTAGGGGACTGCTTAGCATTTTTCTGTTTTAAGCGCCTTTGCGTAACTGAGTCGTATTCTGCTTCGGGGTCTTCGGTTGGGCGCTCAATCATGTCCCAATCAGGGACACTTTCTTCGCTGGTAAGGCTGGTTGGCCCTCTTGGGGATTCAATAGCACTACCAACATCAATTCCTAAGCCACCTCTACCCGGCCCACCAGTCATTTTTTCTTTAGCCAAACTATCAAGGCGCTCTGTTAGGTCAGCAATACGAGTAATTGTTTTGAGCATAGCCTTTGTATTTGGCTTCAAGATATTGTCTTCGCTTTCAGCCTCAATGACACCAGCGGATTCTTTCTCACTTCGCTTTCTATCTTTTGGCTTGTCCATTGAATGGTCAGGTTCTACTCCTTTTATCATTAAAGAAACAGCCTGATTCCATAGCGGTCTAACGCTTTCGGCTAACTGTAAAGTGTAATCGGACTGGCTCAACTCGCCCATAACAGACTTAGGTGAGTGCGCCCAATTTCCAGTATGACTGGATTCTGACTTGTAAATTACTTCGTCTAACCCTTCAAAATTGATGGATATTTGATTTTCTTTGAGGGTTATATCATAAGGAACATGAATAACAGGGTGAGATTTAGCCAAAAGAGATAGTGTCTCAAGACTTGCTGGACTTTCCGAATCAGCCTCTCCTACAATTTTTGAAGAAGTTACATCGTAGATTGTTTTACCATCACGATTCCGCTTTTTAACCCCTGAAACAGAAATTGAAACAGTATCTCCTTCTTTGAATGGCTTTGGACTTTTTACAGTCCCAACATCAAGATACTGTTTACCTTCGTATTCTACACCTCGGTTACCAAATCCTTCTGAATCAAGTGGCCCTGCTCCTAATCGGTATGTGTATGGCCCTTTACCTCGGACATCTAAGATAATAAAACTGACATTCTTATTCCCACGGAGTAAGAACCACTTGGGGTGTCTACGCTCACCACGCATGTATGTAGACTTAGCATCACGCAACAATAGTTGCTTATGTGTTTCTTGTAAACTCTTAACGGTAGATTCTAACCCACCTTCTTCTGTCATACGAGTATCGTATGGGCCGGGGACAAAGACATGCTCGTGACTGTCAAACTGGCCTCTCAATACTTTGAGTCTTTCACGAACAGTCATGTCAGCGACATCAGTATCGTCATAATCAATAATGTCAATGATATGTAAGTCATTATCCATTCGCACTACATCAATAGTGTAATTCTTATCATTGACCGCTTTGAGTTGTTTTTTGTCATCTTCATTTAGAGGCACTGCTTCATTGTTTTCATCATAAGCAGTAAAGCGACTACCTTTACGAATAACCATCATACGCTGTCCGTCATAGAAAGCAGATACTACCCAGTCACCGCTAAACCCTCTAAGTGCTTCAAAATCTTTCAAAGAAAAGATACGATGCATAGGGAGAATGGGTGGAGGTCTACCTTTATCGCCTTTTAACAAAGCATCAGGATTCATTAAAGCCATTAGAGTTTCAGTAGGGTCGTTCTTTGAAATTGCTTGAGCACTAAGGTTAGAAGGTAAACCAGTAGCATCAACTCTGTTCATATTTGTAGTAGCAACAGGAACTTGATAACCCGATGATAGAACCTGATTAACAGATTCTTCTCCATGAAGTTGGGTCATAGTTTCTTGAGGAATAGAATGTAAAAATTGTGATTCTGTATTTGTTCCAGCCATAGCGGTTTTGTTACCGGGGAACTCCATACCAACGCTCGGTGTCATCTCATAACCGCTATCCATACCACCTGAAATAAACATGTCTTGAACGGATGCCCCCTGACTATTGGCGGGGTGAATCGGTTGCTGAGTCCATTGTGCTTTTTTCGCTCTTGTAGAAGGTGCGACTACCTTTTCCATTGTCTTAGCCTTAGTTGGGTCAAACATGTAAAGGTCATGAACTCTACTTTTTGCGTCATTAACTGGGGCGTTCATGTTACCCTTTAGACTACCAATGGCGTTCATTTTTTTACCGTAATTGCCTTTGCGGTGAGATAATTGAAGACGAGATAAACCATGTGTGTCAAGTTGTGATTGTTGAGTAGGTCGGAACAATTGTTCTAATTGACCGAGAGATTTACCGTATTTTTCACGGAAAACTCCTCCAAACTTTCTATCCGCTATTGCTCGCTTTGTAGGGTCTTCTTTAGCGGAGGGGCGAGTGTTTATGTGTCCACGAAGAATAGATTCAATTGCTTCATGGTGGTCATCAGTTGTGAATATAGAGTTTGCTTCTTCTCCAGCATAACTTACACCAGCACCCAATAAATCTCCATGTCGGAGAACTTTAACAGGTGCATCCATTCCTTCAAGTAATCTATCAATCATGTTATTGTGAGCGTCGTCATCAGGTAAGTTAAGAAGTGAGCGAACCTTTGCTTGAGAGTGAGTTGGTAAGATTTCTTTACCAGCAGAACCTAAGACGCTGGCAATTGTGTGATGAGGAGATACTACATTTTCACCATCGGATAACAACTCACTGGCACTTTTGTGTTCCTCCATAACTTCACCATATCCATGAGTATGTAGACCGTGAGCCGAGTGTGGTAGTCTTAACAAAGCCATGTTAGCGTCACGCATCAAACGAGAAGTGTTGGCTAAGAACTTGTCAGGGAACTCAGGATTAAAAGCATCAGGGTCTGCTTTTTCAAACGCAGGTTTCATTTTTTGAGCCATTTTTAAGATAGCAGCATGGTCATGTTGGTCTTTGATTTCAGCGTTATTAGTAACTTGGTCAAATGTATTTTTTTCGTCAGGTTGCGACTTTGCTTCAATTTCTTCTTCTTGGCTTGCTATTTCGTGCAAGCGAAGATTCAATCTCGCATACTCATCGCTACTTTCTTCAAAGTCCATCATTTGATTACTGATTTCATCATACTCATGCTCTAAAGCCTCAAGTTCATCTTCGGCTTCAGCGGATAACGGTATATCTTTCTTTTTCTTTTTCTTATGCCCCTGAAAGATACTAAACAATTCCTTGTTGTTATTATTGTGACTCAGTATGGTATTAGCACCAAGTTCTTTTTTGCTAAGCCAACTTTTCTTTTCCATTGGGGCATGTGGTGGATGAAGTCTACCACCAGCGGTAGCCAAACGATGAGAATGCTTTGCATTGTTTAGTGATTGAGTTGCTTTAAGTCCGATACCACCAAGAGCGTTGATTGGGTTTGCGTTAAAATAATTGTCTGCACTAATGGCACTTCTATTGGCTGGGCCGTTGAAATACGCTTTACGCTCATCGTCATTCATGTATCTAACTTTATTTGAGTAACCACCAATAAGCGATGTTTTTTGACGGAATGGCATGTTCTTTGTGTTTCTCACTTTTGTCATTCCACGATGGTTAGCCGCATCCCAAAGAGAAGAAATACCGTGATGACCTGCGTGTTCTCTTGTCTCTTTAGAATACAAAGAAGGAATATAACGACCCCAAAGACCTACTGTTTTTGGATTAGGAATGAATCTGTCTCCTTCGGTTTTACCCATTATTGAAAAGCCATCTTCATCTTTAGGTAGACTTTCATGCATCATCTCTAATTTATGCAACACATTTCTACCCATACCACCTTGATGGTGAAAGTCTTCAGCAAATGGAGCACCAAGACCCATGACATTGTTATCTTCATCAGTCAGCCAATGTTCCTTTTCATCTTCAGGAATATCAGCGAGGTCAGGCCCGTTCTTTCCTACATGATGAAAGGAGTCATGCATACGAATTGGCTTTTGTTGCCTTTCAACCTCTGACATTTCCTTTGCCTTTTTTATGACTTGACGAACTTTTTCTTGGCTCACAAGTGGGCCTTCATATCCATGAAGTAGTGGGTGTGACTCCATTTCTGTCAAATCAGCATTATATCCCATTAAGCCCAACATTGTTTCTAAATCAACATGCTCGTATGGTTTTTCGTCAAGGATTTTTAGTTCACCCAAAACGCTTTCCGGGTTATCATGACCCTTTGCTATTTTGCGCCCCTGCATCATTCCCTTTATCGGTAGATGTTGTAAAGCGCTTTCATCATTATCTTCGTAAGTTCCTTGCTCCATACTGTCACGGTGTTCATGTAATAACTCGTTATACTCCTCAAGAAGATTTTGATAGACTGAAGTAGTTCCTTCGTTTTTAGCATCAAATGGTGTTTCTTGCATAGCCTTTAGCAAAGATGATTTCATGTATCTACTTTCACCATCAGGAATATCGTCTACAGTTTCATAGTGCTTTTTGACATTAGCACCATGTAGGTGTTGAGGTCGCATGTAGTGGTCAAACTCACCAGTAAATCTTTGAGCAAGATTTCTTTTGATGCGACCAGCGCTAATTACACCATTATTACCCAACTCTATATTTTGAGCGTTAGCATGGTCACTGCCTTTTTCGTGTAGATGTTGGATGACATTATGCCTATCAAGTGGATTCAAAAACTCTAAACCATACAAGTAACCTTCGTGACCTAAACTTTCTTTGAGATTTAATGGTTCAAGTTCGCTCTCAGGTTTACCCGAATAAATGTGGTCTTGAATCTCTTGCTCACTCATCTTAGCCTTTGGGTCAAGCGCTTCACTATGATATTGGTCGCTCTCCCAACCATCGGCTGCGTCTTCAAAGTGCTTTAGTCTCAAAGCATGTTCATGTTCCGCTGGTTTTGGAAACTTGTCAATCATTTCTTTTTCAAGGTCACGATTTTGAGTCATCCACTGTTGAAAATTATTTTCATAAATGTCGTGTTGATAGTGGTCATTCAAAGGGCCAAGAAAATTATGATGCCTCACTTCTTTACCCAATTCTGTATCATAACGAAGTTTACCAACTACCGCTGGGTTATTCTTTTTTTCTTCAAGACGCTCTTTACCTATTTCAGCCATTTTATGCCGAAGAGACATACTTTCACCACCGGGTTTTGATGGTAAGTAGAACCGTCTTAACTTTTCAGTCATAGCCGACCTTTGAGTTATGGTATTTTTTTGACGGAGAACATGGTGTTTCTTATGATGAGGATGTGACTCAGGGTAATGTTGTCCTTGAGCGAACTCAGCATGAGGGAATGAAGAGGCTACTTCGTGTAAAGGTCTTTCTTTCATTCTATTTTGCCATGGGTGGTCACCGAGTTTCATCTCAGCGCCTCTTACGAAAGTAGCACCTGTTGTTTTTTTATCAAAACGATGCTTTCTTTGTTTTTCTTTTAGGATTGAATAACACACATCATCCAGCGGAGTCTGTGGTATAGTTTCGTTGTGATTTTCTAAGTTCATCTTAGCAAAATAGAAATTACCAAGACTGTTATCCAAGTCAAGACCATCAAAAATTGACTTAAGAAGGTCATTACGACTTCTGTAATACCAATCCGATGGTGATTCTCTCATTCAAAACACCCCTTAATTGGGGTTGTTTTTCAGAACCCCGCCGTCATCAAGACGACTTGCCCCACCACCTTCATGTGGATTCAGCATAGATGCAAGTTTTTCAAGACTGACTGAAACAGAGGTTGCACCTTTGTTAGCCACATCATCTGAATCAAGCAAATGTTGATTGGTAGTGTAGTAAGCGTTTCGTGTTTGACCACCGCTTTCTGAGACAAATGCGATGTCTTGAGGCTTAGTGTCAAATGAAGTATTGAATCCCGGCTGTGCTCCACTTTCGGATTTAGCCACTCGCCTTGCTTGCCTATGCCCAAAGATACTCTTTTTATTACTGGCATTCCGTTCATCTTTTCTACGACTTCTTTCAGCATTCACTTCTTCAGGTCTTCCTGATGCTGATTCATCGCTCAAAGGCATAGGTTCATCACTACGGAATCCCGGCTTTTTAACCGCAACCCCACGACCTTGCTCTCCACGCTTTTGCTCACGAGATGGGCCTTCGCTAAGAGGTAAAGTTCTCGCTGTAGTAGTATCTTCACGCATTGACATTGGTTTTTCATTAGCCTCTGCTTCATCATATTCACGCATTGTCCTATCATAATCTTCGCCGGGTGCTCGTGAGTAGTCTGTTTCTTCTCTATCTTCAGGAGACTGACCAGCGTTTCTTTTCTGTGCATCTCCAATGGTGAATGTCCCGCCATCGCTACCTTTAGCCATTTTGTTGCCACCACAGTTCATTTTATGCAACCCATCTTGTTCATTTTAGAACCACATTCAGGACAGTCTTTGCAGTTGCACTTACCATCACCGCAGTCTTTGCACTTCTTTGCTTTAGAAAGAACATCAATACGCTCAATCATGGTTTGTGCCTTGTTCATTATATCAATAACTGATTTTCCTATTGGGGATGGTATGGGCCTCATTGTATCACCTCTGTTCCTTTGGCTTGTTCAGCCATTTCATGTATCTCATCCCAAGACATCAAATGAATATCATTGTTTGAGTATTCATTTTGACTCTTAAGTAATGCTGAGTCCATTTGATTTTCAACTCCAATATCACCTCTAAATGCATCTGTAGATACATCTTGGCTTAGTGGAGTAGAAGTGGGAACAAAACCTGCTTTGCGTAGCATAGAAATGGGGTCACTTACTGCATTACGAAGTTGTTGATTCTCCGCTTTAAGTATCTGTAAGTCACCATCCATTGTTTCCATTTTAGAAATTAGAGTGTTCATTAAACGCTCTGCAACAGATTCATCAGTCATGTAAGACACCTTCACTTAGGGGAGTAGCGACCAAAAGTTCCGAAGTGTTTACGCATACCATTACCAGTGCGTGCAGACATAATTGTGCCGGGTAGGACATCGCTTCGCTGAGAGACATCAAACTTCGCTCCTGTCTTGCTCATTTTGAGAATGGTTGCTTCTCCGGGTTGAACTACAGTAGTAAGTTCTGATTCTGCTTTAACAACAGCGGAATGAATATCTTCATTCAAATATCCAGCAAACTTCATAATTTCATTTAGATGTTGCTGTGCTGCAAACGGGTCACTGCTCTCTAATGCTTTGTTAAAAGCATCTGTATGAACAGTTAATTTTCGTGCCATTGGATTCATCTTGAGTAAGTCCATAGTATCGCCTCTATTGCAGTCGTAGTAATACCACCCTAAATAGCCTTACGCACCACGAGGCCGTCTACTATCTTGGATTCTTTGTGAGTTTTGTTGTTGTATGTTGGGCGCTGCTCCTCTTTGCTGAACGCTACTCATTGGTGAACCCGAACCCATACTACTTCTTTGTTCAGGTCTTGCTGGTGAGCGTGGAGTCCGAATACCCATTCCTTCTCCACCGGGTTGTGACGGAGGCATCATCTGAGGAGGCATTCTACCACCTTGCATCATTTGAGGGGGCATACCGCCTCCCGCTTGTGGAGGAGGCATGGCTTGTCTTGGAGGCATACCGCCTCCCGCTTGTGGAGGAGGCATAGCACCCGGCTTCTGTTGCTGAGGCGGTTGTCCTTCGGGTTGAGGTGGTTGAGGTGGTTTCTTGCGGTAACTGAAACGAACATCTCTGTCACCTTCTTCAAGTAACTCAGGTTCATACCCAAGCATTTGCATTCTTTGTGCAAGATTGACCTCCATTTCATCACGGCGAAGTCTTGTAATCTCGTCTTCTTCTTCGTTAGGATAGAGAGTAAGTTTCCAATCGGTAACATCAAACTCACGAAGCATACGAGGAAACAAAACATCTGTATACACTTTCTGTCCGTATTCAACTGCACGATTTGTAACAAGAATCTGTAACCCTTCATTGTTTAACCCTCCCGATTTACCGTTATCAATCATAAAAATAGAAGAAACACCATAGAAAGCGGCAATACGATTTCGTATTTCATCACGAACCGCTATGTATTGCATTTCTTCAAGTGTGTCCATGAACTTAACCCAGTTTACACCACCACGACCTGAAGCGGATTCAATACCAACTTTAGGAATGTAGTGAGGGTCACGCTCCATCTTTTCATCAACGCCTTTCCAAAAAGACTTCATTGACTCAAGATTATCTGTAGTCACGCTGACTATACCCTTGGGAATCCTACGCTTTTGATAGGCTGTGTAAATGTAATTATCCATAGCAGTGAGTGTCATGGCTTGTCGCCATAGAGTATTTACTGGAGCACGCCCGTAGAGTTTACCCGGATTGTATTTTGAAAGGTGAATGACTTCTCCTTTCATGAAGTATTGATTTTTACCTGAGCCAGCCATATTGACATAATGAGCATCAACTAAACGAGCGCCGCATATCTTACATTTTGGCTCTTGCCCCGGATATGCAATTTCGCTACGATGAATACGACAAATCTTGTATCGCCCACCACGGACTCCACGCTTGTCAGCAATAATTCGCATAAAAATAGGGTCACCACGAATGAGTTCTTTAACTCTGTAAAACTGAACTTCACCAGTCTTTTCATCAACATAGTATTCTTTAATCATTAACATAAACGCATCGTCTACGATGTTCAAGTCACGCTCAATTTCATGAAGGATTTGCATGAAACTTTGTTCCATAGAGTTTTCTTGTTGTAGTAACCACTTACCGTATAGTATTTGGTCAGGGTCGGGTTTACGAACATCTCCGCCGCAAGTAGGACATTCATCAACTTCGTGTTGAAACTCTTCTTCACATTCAAGACATTTCATACGAAACTTCTTTTCCCAGTAGTAACCCCTACGGAATACTTCTTGACCGAGTTTTGTAATAACGGTTCTAAGAATAAGATTCTCATTTGACACAGCATAAAGTGCTGGTAGAGTGATACCTTGTGCTAAAACTGGCTCTTGTATACCAGTAGTATACAGAGGCATTTGCGGTTGAGGTGTAGTCCTTCGCCTGAACGGGCTGCTCAGTGTAGAGAGAAAACGACTGACAATACTTTGATTTTCCTCAGCCATCATAGCCCCTCCCTGTATTTTCCAATAGTGTCCATATCAATTCCCCAACCATCTAACAAAGCACGAGATTTTCTTTTGTCATCTTTCCAATTCTCGTATCGCACTAAGCGCTTAAGTTCTTGCTTACGAGTTTTATCTTTCTCATCAATGAAAGCCAAAACTGCCTTTGCTTGAACAGACTTCATTTTCAGGTGAGGTGACACCCCTCCAAGTAACTTTCGTAAATCAGCCTTAGAGTAAAATTGTAAACGATGTTGGCTTCTTTGGGTGTCTTTGTAGACTTTATTATCTGTAGACAACACACCGCATTCCAGCGTTTTGAACAAATCTTCACAGTGAACTTTACCTCTGTCCCCAGTAGCAATCATACCAGCACGAGGTTCACCACGCTCTGTAATAGTAATGTAACCATCAGCGTCAATGAAGCCAGCGCTGTAAGACCACACATCTTTCAACACCAAGCCGTCACTTGAAATACGAACATAAGTTCCTCTCACTGCCCCTTTGACAATATCCATGTCTTCGCCATACATATTCATAAGAGTTGTAAGTTTTCTATCTGTTTGAGATTTTCTTAATAGACCAGCATCAGAAAAATTACTGCGTATTGTAGTCACTTTCATTGGGCCTTTTTCTAAGAGTTCTTTTGCAGCATACTCTAAGAAAGACAGTTCCGCCTTTGTGAGTTTTTCAATTGGATGTAAAGCATTTGACCACATCTTACGAGCCGAACTTCGGTCACCCATAGCCATAGCCCACGCTTGTTGCTCTTCAACACCCCAAACATCCTCATGCTCGTCAAGCATTTTTAGCGTCTGTTCGGCCTTATCCCATAGCATACATGCTCTCTCAAGATTTACGCTGCGGGATTCACCAAACTTACGCAAACTCTTGAGTTTGCGGTCATTGAGTCCGAGTTGCTTCATAGTATTATCATAAGGCTCTCCCCATGACAAGGCTTTGATTGTCATATCTGTTTCAAGAGATTTAATTTTCCTAACATCTTTGATAAAACTGTCAATTTCTTCACGATTGTCTTTATTGTTTCTTCGTGCTTTTCTCAAGCGTTTTACAAGAGTTTCAGCGTTACAACCAAGAGACGCTTCAAACCAACCATCTCCGTTTGGAGCAAAATGATGTTGCTTTTTAATTGATTGAACTTCTCCATCGGAAACAGGGGTAACAGAATGAACTTCTCCAAAATCGTCTTCTATCAATGCTGACCCCCACATAGTTTGACCTCCTGATTGACCTATTTACCACTTGCTGCTAATTGCCTTACTTTGTAAGATTTTTTCAACTCTATTTCTAACACGCAAACGAAAAGGAGTGTAAGGAGTAAAATGTTCAGTAGCATAAGCATCAGCAATAACATCTAAGTCAGAGACAACCAATCCAGTTTCGTAATCATTGTTGTCTAAGAACCTCACCATGTCATTAGTAGAAAGATTACTCCCACTACCTGCTACAAAGGGGCATCCTCCTAATCCACCAATACTTGCATCAAACTGAGTAACGCCCCAGTCTAACGCTGTTTGAATGTTTGGAAACATGTTGTCTCTTTTGTTTTTTCTATGATGTAGATGTAAAGCAATATCAGCATCAATGTGTCTTGTTAATTCAAGAGTTCTATGAACTGAAGAAGGATGGGCTATACCTATTGTGTCACATAAGACCACTGAATCAGCCATGTGGTCTGCTGCTTGAATAGCCTCTAACAATTTACGCTCATTCACTTTTTCATTCGGAGCACCAAATGCACAAGAGATGTAAGCCCTGACATTTTTTGTGTCTGTTTCTTGTAACATAGAATCTAATTCAGCCACAATGTCATCCATGTTTTTACCTAAGTTGGCTTGATTAAACATTTCAGATGCTGAAAAGAAAACATTGAGTTTTTCAGCACCCACTGCCTTTGCTCTGTCAAATCCTTTTTGATTAGGGATTAACACACTAAAGTTACCAATGTCTTTTGTTGCTGTAAATACTTCTTCAGCATCAGCCATGTTAGGAACAAGTTTAGGATGGACAAATGATGTAACCTCAATATCTTGAAGTCCAGCGTTACGCAATTTACGGATTAAATCAATCTTATCAGTCGTAGGGGTTTGTTCTTGGATATTCTGTAATCCATCACGAGGCCCGACTTCATAGATTGAAACATCGCTCATTTCTTGTCACCTTTCTTAGTATCGGGGTCGGCAACACGAGTTGGGTCTTTGTCTCCTTTTCTACCTACTGAGATAACCAAAACCATTCCGTGTTTCTTTCCGCCTATTTTTGTTTCTTTCATGGTATCATCCACCCGCCGTTTCCTTTGCCTGTGATAATGTTATCAAGGCCGGGGAGAATGTCGTCAAGCATGACGATAGAACCTCTGAACTCTTTCGTAGCCCAGTTAGCCAAAGCAAGAGACATAGCCAAGTCATCATGCACACCCACGCTTTCCAGTCTCCCGTTTTTCTGCATACCAAATCTGTTCAACTCCTCTTCTAACTTGTGAGTAAATATCCTACTCTGTTCGTTACCATAAGGTGTTTTGATATGCCCCTGTTCAAAAGCCATGAGTAAAGACATGAAGATACTTTCCTTTCTTGTGCGAGTTGTCATGAATGTTCTAATGGGAATATCTTCACGCATTTCATTCAACTCCATAGCAAACATACGCTGAAAGTTGTTACCTTCAAGTTCAATTAAGTCAGGTTGAAATCTTTGATTCAAAAGAATAATTTGTCTTTTCTGTGCAACAGAACTCATTCCACGCTCATGCACGACCCCAACAATTTGTTTTACATTATCATCGGGTGGTTGTCGTAGAACAGTCATAGCAGTAAAGTCAGCATTCTTATCTGACGCAATTGCAGTGTCCCATCCAATGAAGTGATGTCCGAAGATTCCAGTAGAGTCTCCGTTATCGTCGTATTCGTTTTCAGCATGGTCAAGAAGCACGAGTTCTCTGTCACGAGCCTTCTCAAGAATAGTCATCGGGAACATACTCGCAACATCGTGGATTGGTTCACAAAGATACTCACGAGTAAATTGAATTGCTGGCATAGATAATCGTCTGTCGTTCAAAGCCTCTAAACTCCAACGGTCAGGCCAAAGAGGTTTACCTTCTTTGTTGATAGCGGGATATGTCTCCACTTGAAATGTTTCTTTTCTCTCTAACTCAGCATACAAATCGTTGTAACTAAACGGAGTCCCCACCATCATGAGTTTTCCTTCGTGGTGGAGAACAGGTAGAAGAACACCATAGAACCAATCGGCTGCACGCTGAAGTTCACTACCAGTTGTTCCTGATAAAATGTCATCACATACAACAACATCAGGGTGGAAACCACGAGTTGCTCCACCGACAGACTTAGCCATGATACGGCTACCGTTAGTGAACTCAAAGTAGGTTTTACGCCAAGGTATACCACCGGGTTTGAGATGTTGTAGACAAGCAGCACCGTCTATGTTGTTACGAATAAAACGCATGTGTTCCAGCGTTTGTTCAAGAGAGTGAGAGAAAATCATAATGTGTGTATTTGGTTTGAAAGCCGCTAACCAAAGAGCGTAGGACATAAAGAAAACAGACTTACCGTGGTCACGACTTGCTTTAACACAGTAGTAGCGGTTATCTTCTAATCCTACATTCCAAGATTCGTGATGCCCTGCGTAATCAAAACCCAACACTGTTTCAAAGAAATACTTGAAAGAGCGCTTGGACATCTTCGTGTCCATTTCAACGATGAGTTCTTTCATCTGTGCTTCATCTTCACGCTTAGCCATCAAATCACCCCGATGAATCGCATAGGATTGAAAGATTGATTGACTATAGAATGGTCTGTTGAACTGGGCTTTTTACCACTCATAGCCTCAGCAGCAGTTGTGTTTGCAGCAATCACATCAGCCGCAGCGGAATTAGCATTGGGGTCGGGTGCTCCGGGTAACTGTCCTTGACCAGTTTCAGCAGCGATTGCAGCGGCGCTTTGCGACACTGTTTGTTGAGAAGTGTTGGTAGTTGCTGGAGCGACTTGAACTTTATTAGCCGCTGCTTGTGCTTGTTCATCCCCTTGTTGAGAACCAGTCGGCCATGTAGATTGGTCACCACCACCAGTTACCATACCTGTCTCTTCAACTCCTACTGCCGTAGGCATACCCATGTGGTCTACTGGTGACTGGTTTGTATCGGGGTCTACATTCCTACCTATGTTTAGGTCACTTCTATGCTTAGCACCTCTTCGTGCGGCCTCGCTGGTAAACGGAACTGGATTCCCATGCCTGTCTGTAGACATTGTGACTTCTTTTCCTGACCGCATGTTTGTCATTTCATCTTCAGTATGAGTGTTAGTAGGAGGTGCTACAGCAACTGGGTTCGGTGAAGCAACTTCAGGTTTAGTTACACCAACACTACGAGCACCAACTTGTGCTCCAACTTCACCCCCTGCTTCGGCTAATGGTTTCTTACCTTGTTGGTAAGCCATACTACCCATTTGAGCAGCACCTAATCCACCAGTAATAGCATCTTGACCTTGAGCACCAGCGTTTGCGAGATTCACAGCACCTGCTAAAACACCAATACCAGCAGCAAGTCCTCTCCCGACATTAGCACCTGTTTGACCATACCTTGCACTTCGGTCAAACACTCTTTGTTGAGCCTCGTGTATAGGTGCTTGTTCAGCAGTTACTGGGCCAAAAGAGAGATTTTGATTGAACTTTGGGTTAATGTTTAGACCTCTTGCGCCGTATATGTCACCTGCACGATGACCGAGTTCGGTCTGTCTACCTTTATCATCAGGTTCACTCATAATTGGTGCTGCTTCGTATTGATTAGTTACTGGGTGTCGTTGTAAGTTACCGATACCACCAGTAACACCAGCGAATCGTTGAGGTTCGTTTGATTGACCCGGCATCCATATTTGCTGAATACCACCGGGCGATAACGCTACACCAGCCTCTTTACGGATAACATAGACTTGACCCATCAGACACCACCCACGCTTACTTTGACGACCTTGACAACATCTGTAGAAACATTGAGTCGTTTTGCGATGCGCTCCCAGTCTCCTGTAGCGTATGCGATTGAGCGAACATCAACAGGTGTGAGTTCAATACTCTTTGCGAGATGATTGATTCCGTGAAGGTCAGCGATATTGACTTGGCGAGGTAGAGCGTGCTTCATGATTTTTGAATCGCTACGAGCGTCATCCATTTGCATTTGCTCCATCGCTTTCATGACTCTATCCATAGGGGACAATTCTTGGGCTTGTCCTTTCATGTATTGAGTGAGAAGTTGTTGTCGTGGGTCACCCATGGTTTGTTGATACTGTTGTTCTTGAGGACTGAGTTGCATACCTTGTCCTTGAGGGACTCTTGCACCAGCGGCATCCATGATTTGACGCAAAGATGCTGGGTCAGCACGACCAACATGTTGTCTTGCTGCAACTAACTCAGGGCTTTGTGGTCTGAAAGAAGGTGCTCCCCTTTGGGGTGTAGGCGGAGGTAGTGCCTCAGTTGCTGGGGGAGCGACAGCAACTGGTAGTGGGGGTTGTGGAGGTTGTGGGGGTCTTTCTGTAGAAGGAGTGACGGTTGGTTTAGGGGCAGTGATACCTGCTCTTTCAACTGGTGCTAATCCTAAATCATCGTAGAATGGGATATGTTCAGGTAAACGCTCAATAATTTGCTCAGGATAACCTATGACATTACGAGACGCTAATCCTGAAGTTGGCAATTTTTCAGGTAACTGACGGCGAGTTTGATGACCAAATGCCTCACTAATTAAATCAGCAATAGCCTGAGTGCCTTGTCTTCGCTGTTCTACTGTATCGTAACTTGGGAGATTTAACCCCATATTTTTGATAACATCAGCATCAATGTTACCTTCAGCATCTTTTGGCATGTAGGCTCGTAATGCGCTATCATGCTCATCGTGAGCACCGCTTAGCATAGCCTTTGCATAAAACTCAGCAGCGCTTTTGTGAGTCCCATGACCTTCTGTGGTTTTCATACCATCTTCTGTTCTTAAATGGTCACCTGCTACTGTATGACTTGTTAAATCACTGAAAGAAGTTCCACCTTCTTTTCCACCGAAGGCATCAAGAATATGTTGAAACGCTCTCTTACCAACACCGGGTTTTGCGGCACTCCCACTGTTACTACGACCAAAAAGCATATTGAACGCTGGGGTTTTTGCTAATTCGTTAATCATGTTACCCCTCATGCCTTCGCTTCTCAACACTGTTCTGAGATTCATCATTGTATACTGAGGTTTACCAGTAGTTCCCGGTGTTGTGTTAATTGGGACTTCAACATCAGGTATCTTGTTAGGGTCAATAACTTTCAAAGCCTCTGTAATATGCACCGCAGCGTTATTTTTTGCTACACTATTACCAGTTTGCTGACGAGTAAGCATCATGTGCATAAAATCAGGAGTATGATTCATGACCTCCCAAGACTGGATTCCAGTATGGGCTGCGTCGTGACCTACTCCTTTTGGAGCACCCTTAATATGACTGTCAGGTAGAGTATACTCGCCTCTACTATTCATACCGATAACATCTCCACCTCTACCTCTGATACGGCGACCACGAGGATGAAGGTCTGCGATGTCTATGTGTGGATTGTCAAGGAACTCAGCACCCACCATATCGCTAAGTCCGAGTCCTTCAAGGAGAATCTTTTGTAAATTATGGTTGTAAGGAACTCCATAGGATTCAATCATAGCACCAACTTTTTCTTTACGATTAGGTCGGTTTGTGTATGCTGTGATGTATTCACCATCGTGAGTATTATGAGCACGAGAAGTGGGTTTACGACCACCATATCCAGCGACACGAATCTTACGATGCTTCATTGAATCTACATCAGGAATGTCTTGAGCACCACTTTTGTCTTGATGCTCAGCGTTTGTCATTTCAATAGCACGCTGAACTAAGTTTTGTGGAGTAAGTTCACCGAACTGTGGGTGGTTTTGTCCAAGCATTCCCTTTCGCTCAAGTGCTTCACCAATAGAATGGAGAACCCCGTCAATACCGTGATGATGAGTCTCACCATTTTCGTCAAGGTAAACATGTTCACCGTGTTTACCTTTTGTAAAATTACCGGGAATCAACTCTCCCATACCGGGATGACCCGAAGGATGAGGTTTCGCAGCACCATAATGAGCGAATGCTGGGACATCAGGAACATTAGGGTCAGGATGAAATGCTTCGGGTGGAGGAGATGTTTTTAGAAAAGGCTGAAGTTGTCCTGTTTCGTGATGGTTGTAGTAACCATATACACCGTCACCTTTGAGAATAATTGACTTACGAACTAAGATATTCAAATCCGCCCACTCCCCGCAATATCGCCGGGGGCTAATCCCCAAAGGCGTGAGTCGTTTTCATCTTCAGTGCCACCTTCGGGGCGAGTTGCTGTCTTAGGATTATTTGCTTCGTAATTTGGTAGACTACTCGCAGCACCAGCAACATCAGGATTCCCCTTTCCCTTTGTTTTCTTATCCTTGTCTTTCTTTTCACGCATCAATTCACGAATCTCTTTGAGAGCAATTCGCATCAATGCTGCTTGATATGCATTACCTGCTTTGAGAATATCACTGTGTTGAGGAATATCTTCACTCATTGTCACCATACCCGGCATCTTAGGTCGTGCTAAGTGGGGCATCTTCATTTTAGGTGGTTGAATACTTGGAGCACGAACTGCGTGTAGTCGTGGTCTTGGGACACGAGGGTATTGTAGAGTGTTTGTCAAACGACCACCACCAGTTTGACCTGATATGAATGAGCGTTGGCTGTGTCTCATGTGTGGTGTCGTAGTGCTTCTTACACCACCTTGTAGTTTACGAGCCTCTTGAGATGCAAGATAAGCACCGTATTTTTGTGGGTCTTTACTCATTGGTTGTTTACTCGCAAGACCTCGGTGAGAAAACTCAACTGAAAGATGCGGCCTCATGAGTCCAGTCTTTCTACCTAACGGGAGATTACGACTGATGTTCTTTGCACGCCTTGATGTGGCGTTACGAGGGTCACCGCCTCCTTTTGGGCGTTCAAATTGTCCTGTAGATGGTCGCCACTTTGAATACCCTTCTTCTTTTCTGCGTTTAGCAGTCGTTTTTTTTGATTTCAATAGTTGCCAAGCGATGTCCATTGGTTCACCTTTTTGGATAATTGGTGGATTTAACTTTAGTGAACTACTACTATAATTATCCACAGAAGAATCATCGTAAATATCACAAGTCCTACAATAGAGTTCAACCAATGGGTCGTTAGTATGAAGTTCTCTATATGTTCCTTCAAGTTTATCCCCACAATGAGGACATGAAACATCCTCTAAAGGTGCAACTCCATGAGGAAATGGCGACTCGTTGTAAGGAGTAACTTCTTTCAACAACTGATTAGCCATTTGCATAGGCTCAGACATCTGAATCATTTCACCACGAGCAGCACCCGGCCCTTTAGCACCCATAGCGAGGCTCGTCATGAATCCACCAGTGCCGCTTGGCATAGTTTGGTCAGATGGGTTATCAACTGAACCACGAGGTTTGAACTTCTCTTCTTCTTCATCTACCTCGTCTTTATCCTCAATAGATTTTTCACTGTCAAGGCCAAGGTGATGTGAACGGACTTTGATGTGACGGATTTTTTTATCCTCTTTTTCCTCAGCCTCTTTCTTGGCTTGACGCTTATCTTTGCGTGCTTCTTTGTCTCGGCCATCCTCCATACCGCTTGGTGGCCTTTCATCTTCATGATTAGCCCTGAACATTTCAGAGGACTCGGAGCGAGGATTGTATATCCTCGTGTCGGAGGTTCGCCCCATCATACCACCCGTCATGTGTTATCCCCCTGTATATGATGTTCAAAACACTGTCGCAGTTTTTGACTTATTTTTCTATAGAACAACATAATTCTCGGACTATCTTCAAATGCAGATGTCATATTTTTTATGGTGTGCTCAAACTCTTCAAGTAAACGAGGTATAAGATGATATGCTGGGAAAAATGTAACGGGGTCATCATCTTCAAAAACAGTTTCAAAAGACTTTGTGAGTAATTTGAAAAGGTCAGGTGGAGTAATCTCTAACTCACCGTAGTGCTCAAATCTCATTGTAATACAACGACAAAAATCAAGATAGATTGGAACATTATACGCTGATACAGGCGAGTCACGCTCTACCAGCGCATAACCCGGATGGGTCATTTGTAGCAAATCAGGAACAGGAACTGGCATCAATTTATGTCACCCGCATGTTCTAACAAAGAGTTACGAATCCTTGCCCAAGAGTCAGGGCTTTCTTTACCAAGTTCAACCTTGAGGATGTTAATTGTATTATTGACTTGACTGTTTTCAGATGTAGGACTCCACTGTTCGTTCATCTTTAACAAGTCCTTTATTGATTCTCTGACTTCTTTGTGCAGTGACACCGCATCTCTAACAAACCCATCTTCATGGACACTACCCTCATTGAGCAATTCAGACAATTTAACATTGAGGAGTTCAACATTTGACCTGAGCGCATTAACCTCTTCTCCTACGACTAATGTAATCTCAGCAGCCGCACTTCTTTGAACTAACGGTTGAAAGTGATGTTTCATGTGATGATAAACAGATGACTCAGCAATACCAAGTTCTTCAGCAATTGTTTCTGACTGAGAGCCATCTTCAAAATAACGACGCTCAAAATCAGCCCTACCTACATCAGCACAAACTTTGCACTGAGGATTAGAAGCCATGTGGAACTGACCCATGTGATTACGAAAATGACGGTCTGTTGTGTTCAGCCTCCAGCCCATGTCTTTGTCTAATTGTTTAGAAGAGATTTCACCATCAAGGAGTCCCTTCTCTAAGTCTTCACGACTTGGGTGCTGACACAAAGGGCAAGACCGTTTTGATACTGGGTTACCCTCCGCCATGATTGGCTTAAAGCAGCATTACCCATAATCCTTTTTCATGAAAACCTACTCGGAGGAACATGCTCCCACCTTACGAGAGAGTTCCAAAGCAACCTCTCAAAGAGCGTGGTAAAGATTTAATCAAAGCATCAAAAGATGCACTGAAAGGCAACAGAGTCTCTAAAAAACTATACATGGCGAGACTTGATGAGTGTTATCAATGTCCTTACATGCAAAAAAGAATGGGGACTTGCCGACTGTGTAGTTGCGTCATGAAAATTAAGGCTCTTGCGCCATCAGTTTCATGCCCGATAAACAAGTGGTCAGCGAGTGATTCTTGAGTAAAGAGTGGTTAAGAAAATAAACGCTCCAAAAATACCTACAACAAAGACGCTTACATCCCCGCTGCTCATTTCGTCACCTTTGAAAATTAGAATACCTGTGCAAGCCATAATTACTGCAATAAACTGAACCATAATCATTTCAGTAATGATGTTTCTACTTGGAGCAAAAATACTACTACTCGCTTCACTTACTCTCATTCCGTAATCTTTCATACTACCCGATTGCACCATTATATCGCCTCAGTTTCTTGGTAGTCCTATAAGCCCACGAGCAACGCTACCAATTCCGCCGCCCATTTTGTTCATCATACCTTCATCTTGTAAAGCAGCACTTAACGCCCCACCCATCATTGATTGTTGAGACATAGCAATAATCTGTTGTCTTTGCATTTCAGCCTCTTGGAACTTTTGATTGCTTTGAGCAACCATGTTATTCAAGACCATACTCACATTTTCAATGCTTAAGGTTTGTAAGTCAGAAGATAATGTTGCAGGGTCAAGTTTCATACCACCCTCGTCTTCATCAATAACGAATGTGGCGTTTTTAAGAATGTTTAGCATACTTAGGCTGGTTGTCGCTGCAATCAAATCTATCAAACTACCAAGCCCTCCGTCTTTGATAAAACGATGAATAGGATTTTGAGATTGTAATAGAGCATTCATAAGTTCCATTTCTGATGGAGGAGTGACTTGTCCGTTCTGCATCATCATTTGTTGCTGAGGTGTCATCCCCGCACTACCCATCATACCAGCCATAAATCCTTGATTCTGCTGCTGCATTTGTTGTTGCATCGGTTGTGCTCCAAGACTAAATCCGCTTTGCGGTTGCTGCATACCGTAACCCATTCCTCCCCCAGTTGCTGAGAGATTTAATCCGTTTGGTTGTTGTTGTTGTGCGCCAAGATTGAACATCGTATCATGCCTCCCCAACCGCTACTGCACCATCAAGGTTCTGTTGCATTTTGGTATTCTCAACATTAAGTAATTCTTGAAACGCTTGCGTTGGCATGTTCATTTGTTGAAGTTCTAATTGAAATATACGAAGGTCAAATACAACCATGGTAATATCGTTTTGACCAGTGGCTGGGTTAGCATAATGGATTAGATTGATTCCCTTTGTTCTACCAGCATCTCTTTCAAGTTCAGCAAAGAACGGTTCGTATTTTGTTAGCATAGCAGGTGTAGGGTCTTTCTTTTTTACAGAAGATACAGGGACAGTAACAATTGAGACTCCTCTTTTCACTTTATCACGGAGACGACTTGGGTTCATCTCATTCTGTTTGTCTTCTTCGGCCTCCCATTTACAGAGTAGATGATACAAATGAAGATGTTCAGGGCAGTATGTCCCTCGCATTTTCTTACCACTGGTCACTTTGTCAAGAGCAATAAACGCTTCAGGCTGACCAGTAACTGGGTTTTGCCAATACATTTCCCAAAGAGAGCGACCTGTTTCATCGTCACAGATACGCATATAGAGATTATCATGTTTCATCAATTCAGCAACATTTGCTCCGTCTACAACGCAAGTTCCTGTATCTTTGTTGTAACGATACTTACGACCAAATACCCATCTCATAGGATTGAATATAGAACGCTTTGCTGGTTGAAGTAATTTGTATGCTTGCTTGATGTCTTTTTTACGAGCCTTTCGTGGGTCAGCATGGCGACTTGGGTAAAAATTAACTTTAGGAACTTCTATGTTACCAGCCTGTGCTGCTTCTTGCATTCCTTGTTGAGCCATCAACATTTCTTGAAGTGCAGCCTGAGTAAGTTGTTCATTACCTTGCATAGCCAAAGTAGACAATTGAGCCTCATTTAGATTTTGTTGGGGTTGTCTGTTAAACATCATCATTCTACCACGACCTGCTCAGCCGTAGGTGTCATGACTACTACAATCTGTCCCTCTTGAACAGTAAATCTCCAATTAACATCATCTCCAGCAGTAAGACCAAAATGTTCTACAATAAACATAGGAACAGTTGTTCTTAGGCTACGACTCCCACCACCAGTGGACACCAAAGTAGTAGACGATTTCTTGCTTGACATATTTACACCGAAAGAGTTGTTATTCAAAAGGCTACCTATGGGGTCACTTTTTTGGTCAAGATGTTAAAAGGCTCACCATTGTCTTTTCTACATTCCATCCAATCCTTGTAGCCATGAATGACCTACGAGTAGGAATACCTGCTTTTTGTAGCCTGATTAAGTCATCTCTAAATGGGTCAAAAATCTTATGTTCACCTATACGACCCTCATGCCAAAGTTTAGATGCGGTTTCATCAAAGAATCTATCTGCTTTATTCGCTACAAGCATAACCACTCTTGGGTGATACTTTCTACCTTTGAATCTCGCCCATACTGAACGATAGCGATAATTTCTTTGTATTAAACAATCTACAAGATAACGAAAACCAGCAATTTGTTTTATGCTTTCATCTCCACCTTTGAAAGCCCTATCGTCAAAAATGTAAACTACGGCTTCTACTCCACGAGTTACCATGTCTTCAATCCAAAGATTCCAAAACCTCTCTTGTCCACCTATGTCTGATGAATATACGACTCTCTTCTCACCATTCCAACCAATTCTTTTTCTTGTTGGTTTAGGCATTCTGTAATTACCTAATTTCAGTATACGACTATGAGTAGTTCTATCTTCTTCTTCTATCTCTTCCATTTCACCCGGAGTAGTAAGATAGCGGTCAAGAGTTGTTTTACCAACGAGAGGTGCTCCGTAGATACCGACTCTTCTTGGTTTATATGAATTGTAAATATGCTGACCCCACATCGCTGCACCTACCAATGCAGTGCCACCGGGGTCTACCATGAATCAATCCCACCACTTTAACCAATTGATTAAGTCTTCAAGTTTTTCAACGGCCCAGTCTACTGTATTTTCGTATATACTGAACTCAGGATTGTAAAACTCAATACCACTTACTACTACACATGTAATACCGGAGGCAAGGATAGTCTTTACCCAACCCCAAGTTCTTTCGTATGCATTATCAACGGTATTTGCTATGTGAATAGCACGCAGCGTGCTTTCAGTAGCATCATCAGAAGGAGTGCGAAAGATTCGGCCCATGAGTAAACCTCACTCAAGATTTCTTTTCAAATCTTTTATCAGGCGTGCCATCTTTCTTCAATGGTATGTCTTCTTCTACTCCAAGAGTAAGTGGTTGTAAAATCTTAGCCTCATGAGTAGGAATCCTACTACCGTCAAAAGAAGCAGCAGCCCCACCTTGTTGGTCGTAAAAACCTACCATAGATTGAGCACCACCCTGAACACCCCAACTTGGCGGCATCTTACCGGGGTTATTTTCCATCCAGCGTAATTCACGCTCAAGTTGTGCTTCTTGCATACGCATTTCCATGTCGGCTCTACGATTATCAAATTGAGTTTGCATACTCCTGTATTGATTATTCCTTTGCTTTTCCATGTTACCATGTCTTACCTTTTCTTGTAGGTTTTGCTCAAAGAACATCTTAAAGAAGTAGTATGCTATACCTTGAACAAAGAATGCACCCATCGCATAAGTGAAACCATTTATCCAAACACTGTCTTGTGTTAGCCAAACCCTTGCGTCAAAGATTCCAACCGCTACTCCAACCAGTGTGCTTTGAGCCAAAATTAGTCCCATGAGGCGTATTTCTGCATCGTGATGGTCTTGATTATCCATAATGTCCACTGGTCTGTCCACTGCGGGGGTCATCATAAAGGTTACTGGGGGTGTTGTCCTTGTTGTCCGTTGTATAGTCTATACATTTAGAAGAATAGTAAATACAGTATATTGTGTAAACAATACATCGGACAAGTTAGACAAGTTAGAATGGATAAGGATGCATCAATTCTTTTCTACTTTCTACATTTTCTTCTTGATGGTAGTCGTCTAAAGAAGTCAGTAAAGCCTGTGCTATTGATTTATCTTGCTCATCCATAGGCCCAGCCATTAAGTTTCTAAGCAATTCAAGGTCTTGCTTGATTCCTTTTGTGATAGGTCGTAGTGTCCCTTTGTCTTTGAAATGTCTTGCTCTGTTCTTATGCTCGTCTTCTACTGTCAATTTACCACCTTCGGTGTGCGAAATGTCACGGTGAGAGTGGTCGCCATACATACCACGCTTGTGTCGCTCTCTATTCAAATCCTCTCTATACTTGACTCTATCAGGAGAAGCCTCGTATTTGGTATCGTATTCTTTCTTACGACGCATGGCTTCAGGTGATTTACGCTCCTTCAATAGCAAGTCTGTAATTCTTTCAAAACGAGCCTTTTGTATCTCCATAAGAGCAGCACTGTATGCATCATCGTCAGCGACATTCCATTTTTTACGATTAAATTGACCTGTTAAATCTTGCATGTTTAAGTGTCCACTTTCTATAGAATGTTGTAAGAGAAAGGTCAAAAGAGTTTTTTTATCTTCATCACTAATCATTTCAGCATCATGTGCATCATTTATGTTTGCGATTCTACGAGGTAAACTGTTTGGATTACCCTCATTAGCCCACTTAGCCGGAATCTTGCCTTTTACTCCAACGCTATTCTTACCAGTTTTGAAATGAGTCTTTAGTGAAATAGGTAAATCCCCACTCAGTCTCTTTCCTTCTTCTAACTCTACTGGCTCTGCTGGCTCTACTTCTTCACGAACTTCAGGTTTCTTATGAGAATGTCTCAAAACTTGTGCTTGTATAGGCATTGTCATTCCGGGTTTGAAACCATTCGCTGTGTTATGTCTATTATGGCGGTCATAGATTTCCAGTTCGTGATGTTTTGGCATTGAGTTTTGTTCAACTCCTAATGGTCTTGCTGTAAGATGTTTTGACTTTGCACCAGCAAGCCACATAGGAGTGGGTGTAGAGGTAACTGGTGAAAATCTATTGTCACGGCCTCGCTCGTAAACCATTCCTATATCGTGTGGTTTTACTACCAGTGGGTGTCGTCGTTCAGGTATATTTCTTTGACTGTGAAAATCATAAGTTCCAGTTTTAGTATTACGAACACGCTTTTTGTCTTCAAATGGTAATGACATCGCAGGGTTACTATTCCAACCTTGAGGTATTACACCTGTTTGTAAAAACATTCTTTGGTTTACTCCTATATCACTAAACATGTGCGGAGCAGTTCTCATTAGATGTTCTAATTGATAATGAGAGTTCATTTCAAATTGTTTTTTCTCATCTGCATCGTGTTGAAGAGAGAGGTTATCAAAAACAGGTATATTCCCAGTAACACCTGCGTTAATTCTACTGCTAATTTGTTGATTCAAATAAGTTCTATCACCACCATTGGGGTTTACATGCTCAAAACTATCGTGTCCTTGGTTGATTGCCTGACCAAGCGGTGCAATATATTGATTGAAGTTATCCAACCCAAAGGCTGGGTATACTGGGCCTTTACGAATGACACCAATGTTAGGCATATTTCTTCACCGCTACTTTTGTTTTCCCAGTTTGCTTGTCTAAAAGTTTGTAACAAGGACACTTGGGGGCTTTAGCCGAGCACTGAATATCTTTCTTCATACACTCACAAGGAGTGCTTTTTGTAGCCCCACAGCAGCATTTATCTTTCAACAGTTCCACCTCTTTAATGATGCACCTTTAGGAGTGAGTTTGCCCTTTTTAGAAGTTGCACCTTTCATTCCACTCATACGAGCACAAAATGATTTACGACGCTTTGCCGACTTACTACCGGGTTTGAGTGAACTTGGTTTTTTAGTAACAGGGGGTTTGAGGTTTGCACCTGTTTCACGCTTAGCAGTAGCACGACCTTTGGCATTTAGTCCACCTTTTTTACTATGCTTGTTTGGATTGTAACCGTGGAATGGTTTGGACTTTTTTTTGCCCTTTTCAATAACATCCCATGCTGTCTCAAATGCCGTCATCGTATCACTCCAACCATTTTGACTATAGTAGGCTTTCCACCTACGCCTTGTTTCTTTGAGCGCTTGCGTTTTGTAGCAGCGGATTTTTGTCCTTCTGACATTGAGCCTGAAGTTTTTGGAGTTTTATTGCTGACCTTTACACTTGGTCTGCATTTTGGATAACCCTTACTGGATTTCTTTGCTTTGTTCCTACCGCATGGTGGGTGTTTACCGTCTTTGTCTTTACGACTGACATCAACCCACTTTTCATCAAACCACCTTTTCAGGTCTTTGACAATGAGAACATCATGACAAGTGCAGCGTGTCATTTCTTTTTCCCCTTCTTTTTCTTACCTACGCCAATTTTACCTTGACAAACTTGCACAGCATATCCATTTGCATACGCTGATGGGTAAACATCAAACTTACGCTTTGCTGCTGCTTTACCTTTCGGGCATAGTTTCTTTTCAAGGTAATCCCAAGCGTTGTCAAATGCTGTCATTGTGTAGTCCCCTCCCAGTTTTTCAACAACTGATAGGCGATGTCCATTGGTTCGCCTGTATATTTCATTTGAAAATTAGATTCGTTTTCAGGAGTGGTGGTAAACGGAGGTGACAACTTATTGTTATACACTACTCCTTCGGGATAAGGATAAGCGTCAAATACAGTTTCGTCATTCGGCATGATGTTACGCATGTCACCTGTCATTCTTTCACGACTTTCTATGAAGTCGTTTGCATCACCTTGGTTACTTATTCCGTAGTTATCCAACTGACCCATAGTTGCGGCATTACCTCCATACTTTGCACGAGCGTCTTTGTATTGTTGAACATAGTTTTGCGCCGCTTCTTGACCTGCATTTTCTAAAATATACTGATACAACTCATTAGAGTCTATGTCTTCACCGAAATAATCCGAATGGTCTTGGTCGCCTATATCGTCATACGCTTCTTCAACTTCATCTCCGTAATCAAACGGTGTGACATTTTGACGAGCAAACTCTGCCATTCTGTCCATAGCCCTTGTTCTTTCTTCACTTTGAAGTTCCGGATTATCATTAGCGAACCTTGCTCGGTCTATTTCATAATCTGTCATCTCGGACAAATCACGCTTCAACAACCGCCAAGCAATATCCATCGCCTC